ATGCTGGAACAAATGGGCATTGCCGCGAAGCAAGCCTCGTATAAATTAGCGCAACTCTCCAGCCGCGAAAAAAATCGCGTGCTGGAAAAAATCGCCGATGAACTGGAAGCACAAAGCGAAATCATCCTCAACGCTAACGCCCAGGATGTTGCTGACGCGCGAGCCAATGGCCTTAGCGAAGCGATGCTTGACCGTCTGGCACTGACGCCCGCACGGCTGAAAGGCATTGCCGACGATGTACGTCAGGTGTGCAACCTCGCCGATCCGGTGGGGCAGGTAATCGATGGCGGCGTACTGGACAGCGGCCTGCGTCTTGAGCGTCGTCGCGTACCGCTGGGGGTTATTGGCGTGATTTATGAAGCGCGCCCGAACGTGACGGTTGATGTCGCTTCGCTGTGCCTGAAAACCGGTAATGCGGTGATCCTGCGCGGTGGCAAAGAAACGTGTCGCACTAACGCTGCAACGGTGGCGGTGATTCAGGACGCCCTGAAATCCTGCGGCTTACCGGCGGGTGCCGTGCAGGCGATTGATAATCCTGACCGTGCGCTGGTCAGTGAAATGCTGCGTATGGATAAATACATCGACATGCTGATCCCGCGTGGTGGCGCTGGTTTGCATAAACTGTGCCGTGAACAGTCGACAATCCCGGTGATCACAGGTGGTATAGGCGTATGCCATATTTACGTTGATGAAAGTGTAGAGATCGCTGAAGCATTAAAAGTGATCGTCAACGCGAAAACTCAGCGTCCGAGCACATGTAATACGGTTGAAACGTTGCTGGTGAATAAAAACATCGCCGATAGCTTCCTGCCCGCATTAAGCAAACAAATGGCGGAAAGCGGCGTGACATTACACGCAGATGCAGCTGCACTGGCGCAGTTGCAGGCAGGCCCTGCGAAGGTGGTTGCTGTTAAAGCCGAAGAGTATGACGATGAGTTTCTGTCATTAGATTTGAACGTCAAAATCGTCAGCGATCTTGACGATGCCATCGCCCATATTCGTGAACACGGCACACAACACTCCGATGCGATCCTGACCCGCGATATGCGCAACGCCCAGCGTTTTGTTAACGAAGTGGATTCGTCCGCTGTTTACGTTAACGCCTCTACGCGTTTTACCGACGGCGGCCAGTTTGGTCTGGGTGCGGAAGTGGCGGTAAGCACACAAAAACTCCACGCGCGTGGCCCAATGGGGCTGGAAGCACTGACCACTTACAAGTGGATCGGCATTGGTGATTACACCATTCGTGCGTAAATAAAACCGGGTGATGCAAAAGTAGCCATTTGATTCACAAGGCCATTGACGCATCGCCCGGTTAGTTTTAACCTTGTCCACCGTGATTCACGTTCGTGAACATGTCCTTTCAGGGCCGATATAGCTCAGTTGGTAGAGCAGCGCATTCGTAATGCGAAGGTCGTAGGTTCGACTCCTATTATCGGCACCATTTAAATCAATAAGTTACACATCATTAGTACCTTCCTTATTTTTTGACTGGGACAAATTTGGGACCGATGGGTTCAGGATCGAGTCTATTTGCCGTGCGTGTTCGGTAAGGTGATTAGGTGCAAGGTGAGCATATCGACGAACCATTTCGATAGACTCCCAGCCTCCCATTTCCTGTAACACTGACAACGGGACTCCGGCTTGAACCAGCCAACTTGCCCAGGTGTGTCTCAAGTCGTGAAATCTGAAATCATCAATACCAGCCCGTCTCAGCGCCGCTTTCCAGGCTGTGTTTGCGTCATACCGCATCTTCCTTACTGTTGGCGCTTTCGTTCCGTCTGGTTTGGTACAGCTTTCCTTGTACACAAATACCCAACGGTGATGATTCCCGATTTGTTTTTTCAATACGCGACATGCAGTATCATTCAGCGCAACGCCAATTGCGCGGTTTGATTTACTCTCTTCCGGGTTTATCCATGCCACCCGGCGCTGCATATCTATTTGTTGCCATTCAAGGTTGATGATGTTCGAGCGTCTTAAGCCTGTTGCCAGTGCAAATTCAACAACAGACTTTAATGGCTCCGGACATTCATCAATCAGCCTTTGTGCTTCATGGGGCTCCAGCCAGCGGATCCGTTTATTCTTTGGTTGAGGCACTTTAATAATTGGTGCCTTATCCAGCATTTTCCATTCACGCTCTGCGGCTCTTAGTAGGGCCTTTATAAATGAAAGATGCGTAGCCTTCGTTGCAACGGACGCTGGTTTTGGCGTGTATTCTGGAACAGGTTTCCCTTTTTTTCTGCATGCTTCTGCCCTGAGTTTCCAGTTTTCCTCATGACGCCGGTTCGTCATTTTCTGCATTGCTGAATAAATTTTTGATTCAGTAATGTCTCTTAGTTGCATTCCTGCGAAATGTTGAAGCCAGAATCCGATCCGGCTTTTGTCATCGTCCAGTGATTTTTTATGTGCTTTCTCTTCAAGCCACCTGACACACGCTTCCTCGAACGTTATATCAGGTATTTCACCAAGTTTGCTGACCCGCCATGCTTCAGCCTTTAGCTTGTCATGGAGTTCTGTCGCCTGCCTTTTGTCCTTTGTTCCAAGAGACTGTTTAAATCTTTTACCGTTCGGCAATGTGAAACTGGCGTACCATATTTCACCTCTGCGGAAGAGTGACATTTTCTTTCCTCTGTTATGCCATCACCCGCGCTCACCTGGACAGTATGCAGCGGAGACTGAAGAGCCGCAATGCAGGCTTGTCGTGTTGTGAGGTAAGGAGATTTATTCTTAGTGGGATCTTTGCGTGTTGCCTGAAGACGCCCTGTGCGTATCCAGTTAATAGCAGTCGGTCTGGATATCTTGAGAAAATGACAGGCCTCATCGAGTGTGAGGCTGTATGGCTCCATTATTTCACCTCTTGCTGTGACATTGTTGAAAAATGGATACCAGCTCGTTGCTGCCAGACGATCCAACCGAGAGTCATATCCCATGCCATGTATTCGTTATCGCCGTTTTTTGCTCTCCGACGATCTACTAAGTCACCGAAACGCTTTTCCATGAATAATTCATAGGCTTCGCGTTCATCTGGCTCTACTTCCAGAGATACGAGTGCGATTTCATAAGCACGGCGCTCAATATCGTCTCGAACCTCTAGGCTGCTGATTCGTTCTTTGATTTCTTTAATCAGTTCTTTATTGGTAAATGTGGTCATTATGCTCCAGCCTCCGGTGCTTTTGGCATTACTGCCCAGTGAGTGATATTGACGTTTTCAAGGTCCCCAACCTGAAATGTCCACTGCCATTCTCCGGTTTCTTTTTGTCCCCAGGTGTACCAGAGAGAACGCCAGCCAATCAGCCAGCCTTCTCCATTAGCATCAAATAACAGAACACTTTCATTTGCTGGTGGCAGTTCAGCTGACACTGGTATTATTTTGTTTTCCAGTGCCGCACATTTAGCTTCAAGCGCGTCGAATTTACGTACCAGGTACTCAGCATTTGTTTCGTTCACTTTCAGATCTCGCGGTACACATTTCCCGCGAAGAAACCCTTCCATTTCGAAAACATTCATGCGCATTTGCGTAACTCCGATAAATCGTTAAAACGTTCCATAAACATCCCGTAGGCATGACCCGGTGCCAGTGGAATCACGTTGAACATCTCTGTTGCCGGGATGCCTTCCAGTACAGGCCAGAAAGAGCCATCATCAAGCCCGAGATCACGGCGTTCGGTTGCCAGCATAATGAGATCGGCATATTTCACTGGCGTGCTCATAACAGGAGGTAACCCGTATTTCTCACGGATTACTGCATCTATTTTTTCTTCCATCCGTTTATAGTCAGGAAGAAGGCGTTTCAGTGGTGCGGGGATGTCCTGGCAATACGCTTCTGTTGCATCATGCATTAACGCTTCAAAAGCAAATTCCTGCGGCACCAGCTGGCTGCAAAGCACCGCATGTTGGGCGACACTGTAGAAGTGAGAAAGATGACCGGCAAAGCGGCAGATATTTGAAAGGGAAACCGCGATATCGTTAATCACGATGTCGTCTTTATTTATCTTGTCATAATAAAAATGCTTCCCGGAAAAAGTTTTAATAAATGACATTTTGTTCTCCACGTATATGCGCTGCACCGCGCTGAGTTTGGGTAAAAGGAAGCCCTCACCATCCGGTGATTATTGAGTTAATTACGTTTCCATAAATGCCCCCGCAGGGGCATTTGCAGTAATGAAATCAGGCGGTGAAAGTACCAATAAAGGTTTCTACTTTGCTGTCTTTGAATTTCTCAACAAGCAGATCACGAAATTCGTTAGCCATATCTTCCTGCACCGCTTCCAGCTGAATAATGCGCAGAACCAGTACAGGACGATCGCCAGTGATAATGCTGAGGCGTAATTTAAACGGACGTTCTTTCAGACCTTCAAACGGAACGCATTTAAATTCAAATGCCACTGGCATAATGTCTTTGGTCTTCGCTTCGACAGATTCCATCAGGGAGCGTTTGCCGCTGAAGTCATTATCTTCAAAATCAGCGGTCTGGTTTGCTTCAATCGTGATTTTACGGATTGCCGCAGCCGCTTTTGTTGCCTGAATGGCGTCACCATTAGCATCAAAGCCCACAAGGTAGTCGGCCCAGTCTTCAATCCATTCTGCCAGTGATTTCTGGGAGTTACGCTCGCCGTTAACAGACAACAGGGCAGAGAACGGTGCTGTCTTTTTCAGTTTGAGAGTGGCGGTGTTATCTGCGTGACCTGGTTCATCAATAGTACCCAGGTTAAGCACACTGACGGCACGCATATTATCAGCATCGATAAAGCAGCGGGTGCCTTCATCTGCAAGATCTTTAGAATAACGGGTAAAGTCATCGATGCTGGCAGTGGAAAGCGCACCACGGAAACGGAAGCGATTTAAATTAAATTTTTCCAGATCATGAATGCGGAAATTCTCAGGCAATGCCACAGCATCGGCACCAATCTTACTGATAATTTCATTAACACCCTGAGCAGAAATAAGGGCATGGATTTGATTAATTGCGGTTGCGTCTAAGTTCTGAGACATAATAAGTCCTCACTATATTAAGATATTCAGTGATGAGATAAATAATTAGTTAATTAAGAATGATATTAATGACCTGCTGCGCGGAGTTTTCCGTCAGGCTCACCGGCAAGAGTCAGTAATTGTCCCTGGTCTTCCTGCAGAATAGTCAGGCGACCACCGCGATTGACATACATCGGCGTTTCGGTGGTGTCTTCTTCGGAAATTTTCCCACGGTTAGTCGGGCGAACATATGAGAGTTTGTGTTTGATTTTCACACGGTTCTCATCAAATGGTTCGATTTCCAGGTTGAGTGAGACCTTACCTTTGGTTTTCGTGTTCATCACACCGGAAGCGACTTCACTGAGAACTGCGCCGATTTTGGTTTCAAATACGCCGCCGTCCAGCTCCCCGATAAATGCCTGCACATCAGTACTGCGTTCGCTAGCCATTTTGCTGCTCCTCATCATATCGACCCTGCAAGGCCGATTAGTTTCTCCACAAAACAGAGAAGAACACCTGCGGTGGCAGCCGCCCGGATGGATTGGGTTATGAGCCCGTCGTCCGGTGATGCTCTTCTCTGTTTTGTAAAAAGGACGGTACCAGCCGGAAGCAAGGGTACAAACTGGTACCGCCAGGACTACACACAGCATAAAGTTGTGGTGCCGGGTGCCTCCCGGTGCCTGGCGAAGGTTGCACACCAGACGGGTGGGTATCCACAGAAGGTCGACTGTCAGCCTCAACCTTAACCCGCGTGCGCTGAGCCGCATTCACCACAACGCTAAGGATTCTCTTTGGTTGAAAATACTTAGCTGTTATGTGCCTGTCTTTTCACCACTTCAGGCTCGGTGGTATCCTTTTAAGCCCGTATACATAAAAGGAAAATCAAATGACTTTTGATGAAAAAGAACTTGATAATGCAATTAATAAAATCATCGTAACGTCGCTCTTTTCCTGTCTCAGCGACACTCAGCAGAAACAGTTCTACGAATCGGCTTTCAACATGATCGAGCGTTGTTGTTTCTGCGATGCCGACGAGTTACCTGAAAAAATCAGGAAACAGTTGGCTGATGCTCTTCGAGTGCGACTTTCTGACCAATTTTCTGAAATGTGCTCTCCGAATTTGGACAAATAGAAAAAGGCCATTTCCATTCAGGGTCTGATGGAAATACTTCAGCCTGTTCCAAAGCACGGCGTAAAGAGAACACAACTCCAGCCATAATCTGATGTTTCCCATTGGTCCAGCTATCGCCGCTCTGATCTACAGGGGCAGCTATGTCGTATGACCAAACGACTTCACAGTTATTGTTTAAAATCTGGACTTTCATTTCATACACCTGCTTTAACATGAGTGCCTGGTGGCACAACATGACTCAACGAATCATCCTGGACTTCATATGCCCTAGGCGGCTACTTCGTGGGCGTCCTGCCTGTTCGTTATCTTTGATATAAAATCTAACTTAACTTAGTTATTATGGCAAGAGAAAACACCAAACTTTTCTTAGTTCGGTGCCTTAGTTAGAGAAGAGAGGTCTTAGAGTTCGTATTGAACTCCTTTGACTACACCAATGATAAGGCAATTACCATTGATAGGGATGTTGGGATACCGAGGATTTAATGGCACTAAAAACTTTTGAGGGCCATCGATGACTAATTTTTTTACTGTAGCTTCGTTTGTTCCATCAAGTCGAGCGATGACTATTTTTCCATGACGAGGTTCTGCATCTGGATCTACAATCACTGTTGCGCCTTCTGGTATTGTTGGGAGGCCATTAGGGTTAGTCATGGAGTCACCTTTAACCTCTAATGCAAATGAGTTATCACCAATCTTTAATGATGTATCTACCCACTTGTCCACTTCACTAAACACTTCTGCTGCCCTGCACTCAGTAAACTGCCCAGCCTGAACCCACGATATTACAGGAACTCTGCGCATGTTTGTGACGAGTTTGCCTTCAAACTCAGCACCATAAAGAATGTAATCTATTGACGTATTGAAGAACTTCGCTAATTTCGAAAGTGCCTCCCCACCAGGGGTATTGATGTCTTTCTCCCAGTACCCCACAGCAACGTCGCTTACTCCACAAAATTTACCCAATTCTTTCTGGGACGTTCCGGTAACTCTTCTCAGAGCTTTTATACGCTGACCAACCGTTTCCATAGGAGCACCATTTCTTGAATTGCTAAGTAATCTTAGTTTTTATTGACCAAAGATAGATTTGTAATTAGCATCTAATAAAACTTAGTTTGGAGGGCGTATGACAACTGACGATATCGAAAGCTACTTCGGCAGTATTGAGAAAGTTGCTGCTTTTTTCGGCATAACAACTGAAGCCGTTTATCAGTGGCGAAACCGTCCGGGCCAGTTAATTCCAAAAGGACGTGCAGCAGAAGCTGCATATAGAACTTGCGGACGGTTGCCATTTAAACCTGAGCTTTATGAAAAATCTAATGGATAAATCGATTAACAGAAACCACAGAACGATGAGGCTAACCGTGGGTAAGCATCACTGGAAAGTAGAAAAACAGCCTGAGTGGTACGTGAAAGCTGTCAGAAAAACTATCGCGGCGTTGCCGGGTGGTTACGCTGAAGCGGCTGACTGGCTCGATGTAACAGAAAACGCTTTATTCAACCGCCTTCGTGCAGATGGCGATCAGATTTTCCCGCTGGGATGGGCAATGGTTTTACAGCGTGCTGGTGGCACTCACTTCATTGCTGATGCTGTGGCGCAGTCTGCAAATGGCGTCTTTGTGTCTCTTCCTGACGTCGAGGATGTGGACAATGCCGATATTAACCAGCGTCTGCTGGAAGTCATTGAACAGATCGGCAGTTATTCAAAACAGATTCGTTCGGCAATCGAAGACGGTGTAGTGGAACCGCATGAGAAGACAGCAATTAACGACGAGCTGTACCTCTCAATTTCAAAGCTGCAGGAGCATGCAGCACTGGTCTACAAAATTTTTTGCATTTCAGAAAGTAATGACGCCCGCGAGTGTGCAGCTCCGGGCGTCGTGGCGTCGATTGCTTCTGGTTGTGGAGAAACTAACGCATGAACAGTTTAACAACACACTACCGTCGCTCGCAACTGATTGCGCTTCCTGTACCGGGTGGGAAAGCGAAGGTGGAGTATTGCTATGCAGTGAATGTACCAGGTGACAGGGAAATTGTAACCCACAGCTTTGCAGAGTGGGCTGTGGGGGATTTCAACCGGCAGAAGGAGACAGTCCTTTGCGACAAGTTAACCGCTGGTTCAAAGATCACTACGGAGTGCCCGTCAGAGTCATTCGTTGGGAACCGGAAACACAACGGGTTATCTACCTCCGCGAAGGCTATGAGCATGAATGCTTCAGTCCGCTCGAACAGTTTCGTCGTAAATTCAGGGAAATAGAGGTCGGTCATGAGCACTAAATTAACCGGCTATGTATGGGATGGTTGCGCTGCGTCAGGCATGAAGTTATCCAGCGTGGCAATTATGGCCCGCCTGGCTGATTTCAGTAATGACGAAGGTGTGTGCTGGCCATCAATTGAAACCATTGCCCGTCAGATTGGCGCGGGGATGAGTACCGTCAGAACGGCTATCGCACGGCTGGAAGCAGAAGGCTGGTTAACGCGTAAGGCGCGTCGCCAGGGTAACCGCAATGCGTCGAATGTTTATCAGCTTAACGTTGCGAAGCTTCAGGCAGCGGCATTTTCTCAACTGTCAGATTCTGACCCGTCAAAATCTGACGCATCAAAATCTGACCCGTCAAAATTTGATGCGTCGAAATCTGGCAAAAAAGCGGGTTTTCACCCGTCAGAATCTGGCGGGGATCCGTCAGTAAAATCAAAACATGATCCGTCAGATAAAAAACCTTCTCGTCCGGACGCTTCGCAACCGGACACGCAGACGGATGAACAGGATTTTTTAACTCGCCATCCTGATGCGGTTGTATTCAGCCCTAAAAAGCGCCAGTGGGGAACGCAGGATGATTTGACCTGCGCACAGTGGCTCTGGAAAAAAATCATCGCCCTGTACGAGCAGGCCGCCGAATGTGACGGCGAGGTGGTTCGTCCCAAAGAACCGAACTGGACAGCCTGGGCAAACGAAATTCGCCTGATGTGTGTGCAGGATGGTCGTACTCACAAACAAATCTGCGAGATGTACAGCCGCGTCAGCCGCGATCCGTTCTGGTGCCGTAACGTGCTCAGCCCGTCGAAGCTGCGGGAAAAATGGGATGAGCTTTCCCTGCGCTTATCGCCGTCCGTCAGCACGTACACAGAAAAACGCGAAGACCCGTACTTCAAAGCCAGTTACGACAATGTGGACTACAGCCAGATCCCGGCAGGATTCAGGGGGTGAGCATGAGTCTTTTGAATGACGTTCAGAAATTCATTGAAGCCCATCCGGGCTGTACTTCCGGAGACATTGCGGATGCTTTTGCAGGTTACTCACGGCAGCGCGTTCTGCAGTCAGCAAGCAAGTTACGTCAGAGTGGGCGTGTGGCTCACCGTTGTGAAGGAGATACACGCAGACATTTCCCGCGCCTGACTGAGAGAGCGCAGGATCCGGAACCACAACCAGTTCGTGAAACCAGACCTGTGCGCAATTTCTATGTCGGCACTAACGACCCGCGGGTGATTTTGTGCCTGACCCGCCAGGCGGAAGAACTGGAGTCCAGGGGCTTATACCGTCGTGCTGCAACGGTGTGGATGGCGGCATTCCGTGAAAGCCACTCCCAGCCAGAACGAAACAATTTTCTGGCGCGTCGTGAACGGTGTTTACGGAAAAGCAGCAAGCGCGCTGCATCGGGTGAAGAGTGGTATCTGTCAGGGAATTACGTGGGGGCTTAATGAGTAATAAATATTGCCAGGCGCTGGTGGAACTGCGGAACAAACCAGCCCATGAACTGAAGGAAGTGGGCGATCAGTGGCGCACGCCGGACAACATTTTCTGGGGAATTAACACCCTGTTTGGCCCGTTTGTTCTGGATCTGTTCACCGACGGTGATAACGCCAAATGTGCCGCGTATTACACGGCGGAAGACAATGCGCTGGCGCATGACTGGTCAGAACGTCTTGCGGAGCTTAAAGGTGCTGCCTTTGGTAATCCCCCATACAGCCGCGCCAATCAGCATGAGGGGCAATACATCACTGGCATGCGTTACATAATGAAGCATGCCAGTTCCATGCGTGATAAAGGCGGTCGCTATGTTTTCCTGATCAAAGCTGCCACCAGCGAAGTGTGGTGGCCGGAAGATGCAGATCATATTGCTTTTATTCGCGGGCGTATTGGTTTTGAACTGCCTGCCTGGTTTATCCCGAAAGACGAGAAGCAGGTGCCGACAGGCGCTTTCTTCGCTGGTGCTATTGCTGTTTTCGACAAGACCTGGAAGGGACCGGCAATCAGCTACATCGGGCGCGATGAACTTGAGGCATGTGGTGAGGCGTTTCTGGCGCAGGTTCGCCAGCAGGCGGAAAAACTGGTCAGGGAGATGGCGGCATGACGACGTTAACTCAATGCCAGCAGCAGGTGCTGGATATGCTGATTTCTTATCAGAAAGAACGTGGCTTCCCGCCAACCAATCAGGAGGTGGCTACCATGCTGGGATACCGTTCAGTGAATGCAGCGGTGGAGCATCTTCGCGCACTGGAGAAAAAAGGCGTCATCACGATAAAGCGTGGCGTGGCACGGGGGATAACGCTTCATACCGCGGTGAAGGACGACGACAGCGAGGCGGTCGGGATTATCCGCTCACTGCTTGCCGGTGAGGAAAACGCCAGGCTGCGTGCAGCCCACTGGTTACATGAGAGGGGCCTGAAAGTATGAAGCTGATCCTGCCTTTTCCGCCCAGCGTGAACACGTACTGGCGACACCCCAACAAAGGGGCGTTTGCTGGTAAGAGCCTGATAAGCGCGGCGGGGCGCAAATTCCAGAGCGCGGCGTGCGCAGCAATAGTTGAGCAGTTACGTCGCCTGCCGAAACCAACGTCGGCACCTGCTTCAGTGGCGATCGTGTTGTTTCCTCCGGATAACCGGATCCGCGATCTGGACAACTATAACAAGGCGCTGTTTGACGCCCTGACCCACGCGGGTGTGTGGGAAGACGACAGTCAGGTGAAAAGAATGCTGGTTGAGTGGGGACCGGTTATCCCGGGAGGGAAGGTCGAGATCACTATCAGTAAGTACGAGAAAACGGCGGGTGCAGCCGCCTGATCAAGAGGAGAAACGAAGTATGAATAATCTGATGGTCATTGATGGTATTGAAGTTCGTCGTGATGCTTTTGGGCGTTACAGCCTGAACGATCTGCATCGCGCAGCAGTAGCATCTGGTGCAAATGCCAGAACCAAGGAGCCGGGAAAGTTTCTTTCCAGCCAACAAACTGTTGAGCTTGTTCATGAATTGACCAACACCCAGAATTTGGGTGTTGACCCGGTGAGTGTGATTCATGGGGGAAATGAACGGGGAACGTATGTCTGCAAGGAACTGGTGTATGCCTATGCAATGTGGATCAGCCCGTCATTCCATCTGAAGGTGATCCGTACTTTCGATATGGTAACCAGCGCACCGGAAAAATTATCCGGGCAGGCTGCTGACAAGATGCAGGCTGGTGTGATTCTGCTGGACTTTATGCGCAGGGAGTTAAACCTGTCTAACTCTTCAGTGCTTAGTGCCTGTCAGAAACTCCAGGAGGCTGTTGGCTTACCGAATCTGGCACCGCGCTATGCCATTGATGCTCCTGCTGACGCGCCTGATGGCTCAAGTCGCCCTACGCTGTCGCTGAGTGCACTGCTGAAACAGTATGGTATCCGCCTGACGGCTAATCAGGCATATCACCAGATGGTGAAGCTGGGGATCGTCGAGCAGCGCGAACGATACAGCCGTACCGCGATTAACAACATCAAAAAATTCTGGTCGCTGACAGCGAAAGGCTGCATGTTCGGCAAGAACATCACCAGTCCCGCAAATCCGCGCGAGACGCAGCCGCACTTTTTCGAATCCCGATTCCCTGAGCTGTTAAAGCTGCTCGATACCGTTCATTGAGGTGACCGTGAGAGCACTACTGACCCCTGAAATTGCCCCGCGTATGGGGATCGTATTGTTCAGACCCGGTTCAGAGCTGATGCCCCTGTTTATGCAGGGGCGTGTCCTGCTGGAGCCTGAGCCGGAACGTTATTCATCTTTTGCCAGTGGTGCCGTTCCGGCGGCATCACAACCGCTGGCGGATGATCCTGCCGTTCGGGCCGTGTTCCGCAATGAGGCAGTGATCCGTCGTGCTGGTGGAGTGGAATGTCTTGAAAGCTGGTTACTTCGTGAAAAAGGCTGCCAATGGCCTCATTCCGACTGGCACAGCGAGAACATGACCACAATGCGACACGCGCCGGGCGCAATCCGTCTGTGCTGGCACTGCGATAACCAGCTGCGCGATCAGTTCACGGAACGGCTGGAATCAATGGCAACGGATAACTGTGCCCGCTGGGTGTTGTCTGTCGTGCGTCGGGATCTCGGTTTTGATGATAGTCACGTTGTGACAATGCCGGAACTGTGCTGGTGGCTGGTTCGTAATGACCTGGCGGATGCCTTACCGGAAAGTGCAGCCCGTAAGGCACTGAGATTACCGAAGCCTGTTGTGCCGTCTGTCACCCGGGAAAGTGACCTTGTGCCTTCGGTTCCTGCCACCAGCATCATCCAGGATAAAGCGAAAAAGGTGCTGGCGCTGAAAGTGGATCCGGAGTCGCCGGAGTCTTTTATGTTACGCCCAAAACGTCGCCGCTGGGTTAACGAAAAGTACACGCGCTGGGTTAAGACGCAGCCGTGTGCATGTTGTGGAAAGCCTGCTGATGATCCCCACCACCTGATAGGCCACGGTCAGGGCGGGATGGGTACAAAAGCGCATGACCTCTTTGTGTTGCCTTTGTGCAGAAAGCATCACGACGAGCTGCATGCGGATACCGTGGCATTTGAAGAGAAGTATGGCTCCCAGCTGGAGCTGATATTTCGTTTTATCGATCGCGCGCTGGCAATTGGCGTGCTGGCGTAAGTGGAGAACGAGCATGAACCTTGAAGCCTTACCGAAATATTACTCCCCAAAATCTCCAAAATTGAGCGATGACGCACCGGCGACAGGCTCTGGTGGTTTAACAATTACGGATGTAATGGCTGCGCAGGGGATGGTGCAGTCGAAAGCACCGCTTGGGTTTGCCTTATTCCTGGCAAAAGTTGGTGTTCAGGATCCTCAGTTTGCGATTGAAGGTCTGCTCAATTACGCGATGGCACTGGATAACCCGACATTGAACAAATTGAGTGAAGAAACCCGGCTACAGATCATTCCTTACCTTGTGAATTTTGCCTTTGCTGATTATTCCAGGACTGCGGCAAGTAAGGCTCGCTGTGAGCATTGTGCTGGTACTGGATTTCATAATGTATTGCGCGAAGTGGTGAAACACTCCAGAAGCGGGGAATCTGTTATCAAGGAAGAGTGGGTAAAGGAACTGTGTCAGCATTGCCATGGTAAGGGAGAAGTCAGCACAGCGTGCAGAGGGTGTAAGGGTAAAGGTATTGTCCTGGATGAAAAAAGGACCCGGCTTCATGGCACGCCTGTTTATAAGATTTGTGGACGTTGCAATGGAAACCGGTTTAGCCGTTTACCAACGACACTGGCGCGGTGTCATGTACAGAAACTGGTACCAGATTTGACGGATTATCAGTGGTACAAAGGATATGCAGATGTCATTGATAAACTGGTGACAAAGTGCTGGCAGGAAGAAGCATATGCTGAGACGCAATTAAGAAAAGTGACGAGATAAGTGATTTTCGCCGAAGATAGCGACATGAAGCTTGCATTTTTCAAAAAATATGGATAAGATTTTCTCAACGATGGGCTTTGTATGTCTGCCGTTGAGAATCTTCAAGAACCCGCCATCAAGTAGGTATTTTGTTATCCAAATATCAGTTCTGAATAGTCTTAGTAGCTTCTTGATAAACATAAAAAAGTACTTGCTTTGAATGGCCGCCTTTTAGACAGGGCAGAGAGTACGATTGGTTGAAAAAAGCATAGTTCTTGGCGGTAGGTTTTATTTTAGTCTCTCATCTATGTATCTAGGGAAGTATGTGATTACCTTCAGGAATTATATCCTGTGTTTCATATGATTACATGGGAGCAAGGGACGCCAACTTCATAACAATTCTTATGCCCAGCCACTATATATAGATAAAAAAATCCGCATCATCCCGTATATTGTTTTTGATTTCTTTTTGCTATATATGTTGTGTTTTTTATGCCTTTATTGCATATGTGATTAATGTGCTTGTTGTTATATTCAATACGATGCCAAGGGATTTGGGACGTGTATATCCAATAAATTGGCAGATTTTTGTTAATTACTTGGGTAGCGTATTGTATGACTAAAAATGCACAGCAGGTTCTTGAAGACTCTGCCCAACAGATTTTTCCCGATTATTTTCCTGCAGATGTTCCTCCAAAAGAGTCCTTGGATGCTGAAGGGGTTTTTTATCGCTTAGCCAGAAATAATCCACCTGGGAAAGCTTGTTTTTTAAACATGAAAGAAGAAAACCCAAAAAGAATGAAAAAGTTCCAAGGGTTACAATTGAAATGCTGCTATGGTGTTTCTATGTTCATGGACGAAACATCACTGGTAAATGTATTTAATAAATTTCCTGAAGGAATAGGTGAAAGGTTTATTGCTAAAGGCGAGTTGAATCCACAGGATGGAAGAATGCTAAAAACAGGAGCTCCTGATTCGACTCATTTTACCATTTGGCTTTGTAAAGATGCTCGAGTTCATGAAAAATTCACCTGTATAAGAGAGGTGGTTAGATGAGCAATATTTTTTTGGAAGATAGTGTGTTCGGCACATTATATATGCAAAAAATTTATGAGTTCTTCGAAGAGCCAAAACTTTTTTCTGTGTCTAATGAAATAAATAGCATGTTTGTTGTCTATTGGATTGGCGACGAAGAAGATTATGATAAATGGATTATCATACCGATTTCAAAAGATAGGTTGGAGCACTTCGAGCGTAAAAGAATTGATATTAGAAGTGTTTTAGTGTATCAAGAACAAAAGCTTTGCTATCAGTTTAATATTTACTATGAAGATAATCATGTTGATGAAATAAAAATAAATGTTTCTGAGTTAAATGAGAAGATAAAAATTCCAGAACCTAACTTATATATTAGTAGTGTTCTTCCTGTATTACCTAATGGTAAAATTGGAAAGGAGGTGGAATTCTCTACGCATGAGATTCATGTGGAGAAAACAGCAACTTCTGTGGAACCCTTGGTTTTAAAAGGCGTCTCGAAGCTTTTTGAGTGTTTTAATGATTTCTATTCATCAATATTAGCTGCATTTGATGAAAAAGATGTAATGAGTCCAGTATCTGGACGTCCTGGTTCATTTGTTCTTTCATTCAAGGCAGATAAAATGCAGCAAATTGAACCATTGCTGAAAAAACTAAATGAGCTGATTCTATCAAGAAAAGATATTATTGGTTTTGTTAAACAGAATAATATCGATGTTCAGATGTTATCTGCTTTATTTGAAAGTGTGATAGAGACAAGTTCATGTTTTGAACTAAAAAGTAATGTGACTGATGATATTATTCTTAGAGTCAGAAAAACTGATGCTGAGTTCTATTCTGGCACATTGATTAAAATGGCTACTCAAGTTGTTAGTAGTTATCAGGTACCGCAGGCTAACCTAATTGAACAAGTGTTTAAGATAGTTGAATTAAAATGGCAAGAGAAGCATCTGAACCTGATTAGTACTGGTCTGGATAATCGACATATATTGTATTATATTCATGCGGCCAAAATACTTGGGTTACTAAATAGTAATGGTTCTGTTTCAGCTCTTGGTCAGCAATTGGTTGAATCTGACTATGATAAGAGACTAAGAATCGCTGCACGCGGTTTTGAAACAAGTCATTGCGGGTGGGCGTGGATTACCTGGAGTCAAGCTAAAAATCTTTCTGAGCTCGATCCACTTACAGCTGAACGATTTTTGCAAGATAGATGTATATCTCTCAGCTCCAAAACAATAAAGAGAAGGGCTTCTACTTTAAGGCAGTGGTGTGAAAAATTGCAACCTGCTTATCAGGAGCTCTGAAGGATATGATGATTATCTTCTTTTTGGAAGAAGATAATGTAAATTTGATTTTATTATAACACTCTACCTAAATAAAAGGCTCGCACAGGCGAGCCTTTTCCATGTCTCAATCTGATTCAACTATTTTATTTAACTTTTTATATGTCGCCTGCATAACTTACGAGGTGAGAGACGATATTCATGCCCCATAATCCAAACACATGGCCGGATTGGCTGGAGATTTTCCAGAGCTGGTGGCGTGGAGATACGCCTCTTGGCGCAGTGATTATGTCGATCGTTATGGCTGGTTTGCGTATTGCTTATTTTGGTGGTGGTGGTGGCTGGAAACGAAAAACGCTCGAGATTTTGCTCTGTGGTGCTCTGACGCTGACTTTTGCATCCGCTCTTGAGTATGTCGGATGGCCTAAATCGCTTTCTGTTGCCATTGGTGGCGGCGTTGGGCTGATCGGTGTCGATGCTATTCGTGGGGCTGCAATGCGAGTAATCGGTAACAAATTTGGTAGCTCGAAGGAGTAATTTATGCAGGAACTAAATCCCCAGCGTAAAGCTTTCCTAGATATGGTGGCCTGGTCAGAAGGAACGGATAACGGGCGACAACCGACACGTAACCACGGTTATGACGTTATTGTGGGGGGCGAACTGTTCACTGATTACTCCGATCATCCTCGCAAACTTGTCATGCTGAACCCAAAACTCAAATCAACTGCCGCCGGACGTTACCAGCTTCTTTCCCGTTGGTGGGATGCTTACCGTAAACAGCTTGGTTTGAAAGACTTCTCCCCCAAAAACCAGGACGCAGTGGCATTGCAGCAGATTAAAGAGCGTGGCGCTTTACCGATGATTGATCGCGGCGATATCCGTCAGGCAATCGACCGTTGCAGCAATATCTGGGCTTCATTGCCGGGTGCTGGTTACGGTCAGTATGAACATAGAATCGGTGACCTGATTGCCCGATTTAAAGAGGCTGGTGGGGTGGTAAATGAAGTTGAGTTATAAGTTGGCTATCTCTGCTTTCTTCTTTACTGTCATTGGCTCTTTCATCTGGTCAGCGAATCACTACTACAGCAAATATCAGCATGAAAAGAAACGTGCTGATGAGGCTGTACAAAATGCTGAATCGGCAACTGCCATTACCAATAACGTCCTGCAATCAATACAAATCGTAAATACAGTTCTGGAGGCTAACCAGCATGCAAAACAGCAGATCGCACTGGAGTCACAGAGAACCCAGGAAGATATCAAAGTGGCTGTTGAGAATGATGATTGCGCTTCCCGTCTTGTTCCTGCTCGTGCAACTGAGCGGCTGCGCCGGTACGCGGACAATTTACGTGCCAGTTCCGGCGGTACCACTACCGGCGAACCTGACCGCTGAAACCCCACAGCCAGCTATTCCTGATCCGCTGACTTACAGAGATAGTCTGGATTTAAACGTGAGCCTGCTGTCAGTGCTGGCTGCCTGTAATAGGGATAAGGCTGATATTCGTAAAATTGAAGCAGAGAAGAGTGAGCCATGAAGCAGTAAAGTGGAAAGACCGCAGCAAGAAGTGCCTGTTCAGCATTAATGAAGATGCCCCAAATACCTAAAATAGCGAGTAGCCAGATGCACGTCAACTACGAGTGTGTTGCCAGCATAACGTTGTATAAACTAAGTGATAGCAGAGTTCAATATACGTATACTGAGAGAACTATTTCTATTTGAGAACTGAAAATGACGGACTATACTTTTTTTTACTGGATAGAGATGCTTCTTAAAGAAGGCAATGTTTTATTTATTGTTCTTGCTTGTTTGATTGTCTTTTTTACTTTAAAAAAAGAAATAATAATGGTTTTATGTCGTCTTAATACAGTTAAGCTAGGTGACTATGAGATTAAATTTAAAAAAGAAATGTTTGAAATAGAATCTAAAAGTATAGAAGTTATTAAAAATTTACCGGGAACAAATCCTGTCCTGCCGACACAACTCATTGAGAATTTCAATATTTTTGAGAGTCTTGCTAGTACTCAGCCTAATGTTGCTGTACTTTCAGCTTGGCGCGAATTGGAGTTAACCGCTATAACGCTTGCATCTAAAAAGGGGATTGAGATCAACGGGACATCTTTAGGGCGGGCTTCAGGTATCGCTGCCTTGAAAAATGTCCAATCTGCAAACAAAATTTCTAGTGACATTGTTAAGCTCTATGAAAAAACAGGAGAGTCTATTAAGCCTATATCCCAAGGAAAGCTCTTATGTACTCAGGAAGATGCTTTGGCATTCTGTAAGAATGCAAAAAGACTTAGCAATTATTTAACATCCATATTTTAGTATGTATCCATAGAGCATCCATTATTATTGGAGTAGTCGTTACAGCAGGCATTCACTGAGTGCCTGCTGCTGAACTCTAATAGCAAGATGGAGAATCTGCATTAAATTTTTGAGAGAGATTACTTATTTCATTCACTCCCTTATGATTAAGTAATCGCCTAATATTTTCTGGAGCCTTGAATATAAATGGGCCTTTTAGATCCTCGATGATTCCTCCTGCGACGCAGATCAAATGATTGAAATCAACATCTTCAATTGTGGGCTTGGAGTCCAGATTATCGCTTGTCATTTAAAAACATCCTTTCTTGCCATTAGCAGCATTGAGCATGTTATGGAATCTGTAATTTAGGATGCTGGTACTACCAGTACTTTTTTTGTTTCATTTTGTGAATCACCTCATTTACGAGGGGAGCCTATCATGCCACCACGAACACCAAAAGCCTGCCGTGTTCGCGGCTGCCGCTCTACAACCACAGACCCTTCAGGCTACTGCGAAAGCCACAAAAGCGAAGGCTGGAAGCAATACAAACCTGGACAATCCCGTCATCAGCGCGGCTACGGTTCGAAGTGGGACAGTATCCGCGCGCGTGTCCTGAAGCGTGACAAAGGCCTGTGTCAGTTATGTCTGCGTGCTGGTGTGGTGCGTGAGGCGAAGACCGTTGACCACATCATCCCTAAATCGCATGGCGGCACTGATGTCGACAGTAATCTGCAGAGTTTGTGCTGGCCGTGTCATAAGGCGAAGACGGCCCGTGAACGGCTGAAGTAAGAACCAGTTCCCACTGCCAGAGGGGAGGGGCGGGTCAAATCCCTGTGACCTGACGTCTTCCGGACTGCCCGCCCCATCGTTTTTTTATACCCGCGAAAAATGAAATTTAACCAGGAGTGCCGCATATGGCTGGAACGGCGGGGCGTTCCGGGCGTCGCCCCAAGCCAACGGCGCGCAAGGCGCTGGCCGGAAACCCCGGCAAGCGAGCCCTGAATAAAGATGAACCTGTTTTTACGCCCATCAAAGGTGTTGAGCCACCGGAGTGGTTCGCTGAAGAAGGTCTCCCTCTCGCTACGATCATGTGGCAACTGACAACTAAAGAACTCTGCGGTCAGGGTCTGCTGTGCGTGACTGACCTCGCGGTGCTTGAGCGGTGGTGCGTGGCCTACGAGTTCTGGCGACGTGCCGTGAAAAATATTGCCAGACAGGGCAACACCATCACCGGTGCAATGGGCGGTATGGTCAAAAATCCGGAGCTGACCGCCAAAAAAGAACAGGAGTCCGAGATGAGCAGTACGGGGGCAATGCTCGGACTCGACCCCAGCAGCCGCCAGCGTCTGATTGGCCTGGCGGGGAAGAAGAAAGCCACTAACCCGTTTCTGAAAATCATCGAATCATGAGCCGGAAATCTTACCCCAACGTAAATGCTGCCAATCAGTATGCCCGGGATGTCGTGCGCGGAAAGATTGTGGCCTGCCAGTTTGTGATTCAGGCCTGCCAGCGCCATCTTGATGACCTGATGGCGGAAAAAAGTAAGTCGTTTCGTTACCGCTTCGACAAGGACCTGGCTGAACGGGCCGCCAAATTTATTCAGCTGTTGCCGCACACCAAGGGTGAGTGGGCATTCAAGAGGATGCCCATCACGCTGGAGCCGTGGCAGCTATTTGTGATCTGCTGTGCGTTTGGCTGGGTCAATAAAGGCACCCGGTTGCGCCGCTTCCGGGAGGTGTATACCGAAATTCCCCGTAAGAACGGCAAATCGGCAATCTCTGCCGGTGTTGCCCTGTATTGTTTTGCCTGTGATAACGAGTTCGGCGCGGAAGTGTATTCCGGTGCCACGACGGAGAAACAGGCATGGGAAGTCTTTCGTCCGGCACGACTGATGTGTAAACGCACACCCATGCTGACGGAAGCGTTCGGGATTGAGGTTAACGCCTCAAACATGAACCGTCCGGAGGATGGTGCGCGGTTTGAACCGCTGATCGGTAACCCCGGTGATGGTTCATCACCCCACTGTGCCGTGGTGGATGAATATCACGAGCACGCCACAGATGCGCTTTACACCACGATGCTTACCGGGATGGGGGCGCGACGCCAGCCACTGATGTGGGCCATTACCACCGCCGGGTACAACATTGAGGGGCCGTGCTACGACAAACGGCGGGAAGTCATCGAGATGCTCAACGGCTCGGTGCCCAACGATGAACTGTTCGGGATCATCTATACCGTTGACGAAGGCGACGACTGGACCGACCCGCAGGTACTTGAAAAAGCTAACCCGAATATCGGTGTGTCGGTTTATCGCGAGTTTTTGTTAAGCCAGCAGCAACGTGCGAAAAATAACGCCCGTCTGGCAAACGTCTTTAAAACAAAACACCTCAATATCTGGGTGTCGGCGCGTTCGGCGTATTTCAACCTGGTGAGCTGGCAGAGCTGCGAGGATAAATCACTGACTCTTGAGCAGTTCGAGGGGCAGCCGTGCATTCTGGCCTTTGACCTGGCGCGTAAGCTGGATATGAACAGCATGGCGCGACTTTATACCCGCGAGATTGACGGTAAAACGCATTACTACAGTGTGGCCCCGCGTTTCTGGGTACCGTATGACACGGTGTATAGCGTCGAGAAAAATGAAGATCGCCGGACAGCCGAACGCTTTCAGAAATGGGTGGAAATGGGCGTTCTGACCGTTACCGATGGTGCAGAGGTGGATTATCGCTACATCCTCGAAGAGGCCAAAGCGGCGAACAAAATCAGCCCGGTCAGTGAGTCACCCATCGACCCTTTCGGAGCGACCGGGCTGTCACATGACCTTGCTGATGAAGACCTGAATCCCGTTACTATCGTCCAGAACTTCGCCAATATGTCCGACCCGATGAAAGAGCTGGAGGCAGCGATTGAATCGGGACGCTTTCATCATGACGGCAATCCCATCATGACCTGGTGTATCGGCAATGTGGTCGGCAAAAACATGCCAGGTAACGATGATTTAGTGAAGCCCGTCAAAGAGCAGGCGGAAAACAAAATCGATGGTGCAGTTGCGCTGATTATGGCGGTTGGCAGAGCCATGCTGTACGAGAAAGAAGACACGCTGTCTGACCACATTGAGTCCTATGGGATCCGCTCGCTTTAACTGAGGTAATTATGATCATGCTGATTCTCGCGCCTCTGGTGGGCGTGCTGGGGGCGCTTTTGCTGGCGTATGGTGCCTGGCTGATTTATCCCCCGGCGGGGTTTGTTGTTGCCGGGGCGTTGTGTCTGTTCTGGTCGTGGCTGGTGGCGCGATATCTCGACCGTACACAGTCGTCTGTCGGCGGAGGTAAATAGTGTTCTTTTCGGGATTATTTCAACGAAAAAGTGACGCACCGGTGACCACGCCAGCAGAGCTGGCGGATGCTATCGGGTTGTCCTACGACACCTATACCGGAAAGCAGATCAGCAGCCAGCGGGCCATGCGACTGACGGCGGTTTTTTCCTGTGTCAGGGTGCTGGCGGAGTCGGTCGGGATGTTGCCCTGCAACCTGTATCACCTGAACGGCAGTCTGAAGCAGAGAGCCGCTGGCGAACGTCTGCATAAGCTGATCTCCACGCATCCCAATGGCTATATGACGCCGCAGGAGTTCTGGGAGCTGGTGGTCACCTGTCTGTGCCTGCGGGGAAACTTTTACGCCTACAAAGTGAAAGCATTTGGCGAAGTGGCTGAACTGCTGCCCGTCGATCCCGGCTGTGTGGTACCGAAGCTTAACAGTAGCTGGGAGCCGGTCTATCAGGTCACATTCCCGGATGGCTCCACGGATGTACTGAGCCAGGAGGATATCTGGCATGTGCGCACGCTGACGCTGGACGGACTGGTGGGGCTGAATCCCATCGCCTATGCCCGCGAGGCAATATCGCTGGCGGCAGCGACCGAAGAGCACGGGGCCAGACTGTTCAGCAATGGCGCGGTGACGTCGGGTGTGTTGCGTACAGAGCAGACGCTGTCAGATCAGGCTTATGAGCGCCTGAAGAAAGATTTTGAGGAGCGTCACACCGGGCTTGGCAATGCTCACCGCCCGATGATCCTTGAGATGGGGCTGGACTGGAAGTCGATGGCGCTGAACGCCGAGGACAGCCAGTTCCTGGAAACCCGCAAGTTTCAGCTTGAAGAAATCTGTCGTCTGTTCCGGGTGCCGTTGCACATGGTGCAGAACACCGATCGCGCCACCTTCAACAATATCGAAGAGCTGGGGCTGGGATTTATCAACTATTCACTGGTGCCGTATCTGACCCGCATCGAACAGCGGATCAACACCGGACTGGTACGAAAAAGTAAGCAGGGCGTTTATTACGCCAAATTTAACGCCGGGGCGTTACTGCGCGGGGATATGAAGTCCCGTTTTGAAGCCTACGCCACCGGGATCAACTGGGGAATTTACTCTCCCAATGACTGCCGCGACCTGGAAGATATGAATCCACGACCCGGTGGTGATGTCTATCTCACACCGATGAACATGACCACGAAACCCTCCGATGGCAGTAAAGCCGGTAAGCAGAAGGATAACGCCAATGCAGACGAAACAACGTCTTGATGTACCGCTGAGTCTGAAATCTGTCAGTGACTCCGGTGAGTTTGAAGGGTATGGCTCCGTCTTTGGTGTAAAGGACAGCCACGATGATGTGGTGATGTCCGGGGCATTTGCTGCTTCCCTGCGGGCGTGGAGTGACAGAAAAGCGTTACCTGCGCTGCTCTGGCAGCACCGCATGGATGAACCCATCGGTGTTTACACTGAAATGAAGGAAGACGATGTCGGGCTTTACGTCAGGGGACGGTTGCTTATTGATGATGATCCCCTCGCAAAACGCGCACATGCACACATGAAGGCCGGTTCGTTAACCGGCCTTTCTATTGGGTACGTCCTGAAAGACTGGGAATACGACCGGAGCAAAGAAGCCTTTCTGCTGAAAGAAATCGACCTCTGGGAAGTCAGCCTGGTGACGTTCCCGTCTAACGACGAGGCGCGGATCAGCGACGTCAAGAACGCACTGGCCCGCGGGGAAATCCCCGAACAGAAAAAAATCGAAAGAGTCCTGCGTGATGTCGGACTCTCCCGTACCCAGGCCAAAGCATTCATGGCCGGGGGCTATGGCGCACTGTCCCTGCGCGACGCTGAGGATGTGGGCTCTGCACTGAATGCACTGAAAAATCTGAACTTCTAATCAGGAGAAATACGATGGCGGTTGATATTAAAGATGTCGAACAGGTCGCGCAGGAGCTGCAGCAGAAGTTTGACGACTTCAAAGCAAAGAACGACAAGCGCGTGGATGCGATTGAGCAGGAAAAAGGCAAGCTTGCCGGGCAGGTGGAAACCCTGAACGGGAAACTCAGCGAGCTGGAAAATCTCAAAAGCGACCTTGAAAAAGAGCTGCTTGAGCTGAAACGTCCGGCAGGTGGAGCGCAAAATAAACTGGCCACGGAGCATAAAGAGGCGTTTGTGGGCTTCCTGCGTAAAGGCCGTGAAGACGGTCTGCGCGATCTGGAGCGTAAGGCATTGCAGGTGGGTACCGATGAAGACGGTGGCTACGCCGTGCCGGAAGAACTGGATCGCAACATTCTTAACCTGCTGAAAGATGAAGTGGTGATGCGTCAGGAAGCCACGGTGATCACCGTTGGCGGTTCCGACTACAAAAAACTGGTGAATCTGGGCGGTACGGCTTCCGGATGGGTGGGGGAAACGGATACGCGATCCCAGACTGCCACCTCCAGACTGGAGCTGATTGAACCTCTCATGGGGGAAATCTACGGCAACCCGCAGGCTACCCAGAAAATGCTGGACGATGCCTTCTTCAACGTGGAGGCCTGGATCAACAGCGAGCTGGCAACCGAATTTGCCGAACAGGAAGAAATTGCCTTTACCACCGGCGATGGTACCAAGAAGCCGAAAGGGTTCCTGGCGTATGAATCCACGGATGAAACCGATAAGGTCCGGGCGTTCGGCAAACTTCAGCATATTGTATCCGGCGACGCGACGGCGGTGACCGCAGACGCCATTATCAAACTGATTTACACGCTGCGTAAGGCACACCGCACAGGCGCGAAGTTCATGATGAACAACAACAGCCTGTTTGCCATCCGTCTGCTGAAAGACAGCGAGGGTAACTATCTGTGGCGTCCGGGGCTGGAGCTGGGGCAGCCGTCCTCTCTGGCGGGGTACGGTATCGCTGAAAACGAACAGATGCCGGATATCGCCGCTGATGCGAAAGCCATTGCATTTGGTAACTTCAAACGGGGTTACACCATCGTTGACCGTATCGGCACCCGCATTCTGCGTGACCCGTACACCAATAAACCGTTTGTCGGTTTTTATACCACCAAGCGCACCGGCGGGATGCTGGTCGATTCGCAGGCCATCAAACTGCTGAAGATTGCAGCGGCGTAATCACTCAGGGGCGCGGAACCGCGCCCCCTGTTCTGACGGGTGAAGAATCATGATCCTGAAACAAGATCTGAAATGGTCACCGGACGGTATGCGTGTTGAGGTCATTCGGGCCGGTGAGTATGACGATGGGGCGCTTCCTGCCCGGGTGCAGGAGATTGCACTTCAGGCCGGGTTAGCAGAGCGCGGAACCAGTGCAAAAAGCAGTAAAGCGACAAAAGAGAAAAAAGCCACGACCAGTAAAGAGGGCTGAGTATGCTTCTGACAATGGAAGAGATTAAAGCCCAACTCCGGCTGGATGAGGATTTCGATGCTGATGACCGCCATCTGCAACTGCTGGCCTGTGCGGCGCAAAAGCGGACGGAAACGTATCTGAACCGGAAGCTCTATGCACCGGATGAAACCATTCCGGACAGTGATCCAGACGGGCTGTACCTGCCGGATGATATTCGCCTGGGGATGCTGATGCTTATCAGCCATTTTTACGAAAACCGCTCGTCGGTTACGGAAGTGGAGAAACTCGACATGCCGCAGAGTTTTGGCTGGCTTGTCGGCCCGTACAGGTACTTTCCGCAATGAAAATTCGTCAGGCGCAGACCAGCGCAACCTACATTCTGCCGGACCCCGGTGAACTGAATAAACGCGTCCTGATCCGCCAGCGGGTGGATATGCCCGCGGATAACTTTGGTGTGGAGTCTCAATACCCGGTTACGTTCCGGACATGGGCGAAGGTTATCCAGACCAGTGCCACCACCTGGCAGGAAACCGCGCAGACCGGGGACGCCATCACCCATTACATCACCATTCGCTACCGCCGGGGGATCACTGCTGATTATGAGGTGGTCTGTGATGACAGTGTGTACCGGGTGAAACGTCAGCGCGATCTGAACGGGGCGCGGCGCTTTCTGCTGCTGGAGTGTACGGAGCTGGGCGAATGTAGGCAGAGTCACGGAGGCAGCAATGGCGACTCCCTTTTTTCACGTTGATGTTCAGCAGCCCGCCGAGATGCGCTTTAACCGCGCCCGTGTCCGGCGGGCGTTTGTCACGATTGGGCAGCGTCATATGCGTGATGCCCGTCGGCTGGTGATGCGCCGTGCGCGGTCGGCACCGGGTGAAAACCCCGGTTATCAGACCGGACGCCTGGCTCGTTCGATTGGTTATATGGTGCCGAGAGCCAGTAAAAAGCGAGCCGGTTTTATGACACGCATTGCCCCTAACCAGCGCAACGGGAAGGGGAACCGGATGATCTCTGGTGACTTCTATCCGGCGTTTCTGTTTTTTGGTGTCCGGGGAGGAGCAAAACGTCGTCGTAGTCATCATCGTGGTGCATCCGGTGGCAGCGGCTGGCGACTGGCTCCACGTAATAACTTCATGGTGGAAACTCTTGAAAAGAACCGCAGCTGGACACGCTATTTTCTGGCGCGGGAATTGCGTAAATCACTGAAGCCGGAGCGACGACACAGATGAAACTGACGCCTGTTATTGCTGCGCTGCGTGCCCGCTGCCCGTATTTTGAAAACCGGGTGGCAGGCGCGGCACAGTTCAAAAATCTGCCGGAGGTCGGAAAGCTGAGACTCCCGGCGGCGTATGTGGTACCGGGTGATGACTCTCCGGGAGAAAACAAAAGCCAGACCGACTACTGGCAGGAGCTGAAAGAGGGCTTCTCCGTGGTTGTCATACTGAGTAACGGGCGTGATGAGCGCGGTCAGTTTGCCTCGTATGATGTGGTGGACGATGTCCGGCAGATGCTCTTTAAGGCCCTGCTGGGCTGGAACCCGGAAGCGTGCGGTAACCCGATTACCTATGACGGCGGCACGCTGCTGGATCTGAATCGTCATGAGCTGATTTATCAGTTCGATTTTTCGGTCATCAGCGAGCTGACTGAAGACGATACCCGCCAGCAGGATGATCTGAACAGTCTGGATGAACTGCAAACGCTGGCGATTGATGTTGATTATCTCGAGCCCGGTAACGGGCCTGACGGCGATATCGAACATCACACCGAAATAACCCTTCCTTCCTGAGGATCCTCATGTTTGTCAAACCTGTTAAAGGGCGGTCAGTTCCTGACCCTGCCCGCGGCGACCTTTTGCCCGTCGAAGGGCGAAATGTTGACGAGAACAACTACTGGCTGCGCCGTGAAGCAGCGGGTGATATCCGGCGCGTGAATAAAAAGGTGAACACCGATGACGATAAGCTTTAACACCATTCCGTCGAATACGCTGGTTCCGCTGTTTTATGCGGAAATGGATAACCAGGCGGCGAATACTGCACAGGACAGCGGAGTATCGCTGCTGATTGGTCATGCCAATAACGGTGCAGAGATTGTTGCCAACAGTCTGGTACTGATGCCGTCGGCAGACTATGCACGCCAGATTTGTGGTGCGGGAAGTCAGCTGGCGCGTATGGTCGAGGCTTATCGCCAGACCGACCCCTTTGGCGAGCTGTATGTGATTGCCGTTCCGGAAGCCACAGGCGCGGCGGCAACGGTTACGCTGACGGTGACCGGAGCAGCAACCGAAACCGGCACGGTGAATGTTTATGTGGGACGTACCCGCGTGCAGGCACCGGTGACCAACGGCGATAACGTCACGACGATTGCCAGCAGTATCCAGGATGCCATCAATGCCGTTCCGGCCCTGCCGTTTACGGCCTCATCTTCGGCAGGCGTGGTCACACTGACCGCGCGTCATAAGGGGCTTTGCGGGAATGAAATTCCTGTCAGCCTCAATTACTACGGCTTTGGTGGGGGCGAAGTGCTGCCAGCGGGCGTACAGATTGCTGTGGCGACGGGTACCGCCGGAACGGGCGCTCCTGTTCTCACCGGTGCGGTGGCTGCAATGGCGGATGAGCCGTTTGATTATATCGGTCTGCCGTTCAACGACACGGCCTCCGTTAACACGCTGGTGACCGAGATGAACGATACCAGCGGTCGCTGGAGCTATGCGCGTCAGCTGTATGGTCATGTGTATACGGCAAAGACCGGCACGCTGTCAGAACTGGTGACCGCAGGTGACCAGTTTAACCAGCAGCACATTACCCTGGCGGGGTACGAAAAAGAAACCCAGACACCTGCCGACGAGCTGGCGGCAAGCCGTACCGCCCGCGCAGCGGTGTTTATCCGCAACGATCCGGCACGTCCCACGCAGACCGGTGAGCTGGTGGGTATGCTGCCTGCGCCGAAGGGGAAACGGTTCACGATGACCGAGCAGCAGACCCTGCTGTCTCATGGCGTGGCAACGGCGTATGTCGAAAGCGGGGTGCTGCGCATTCAGCGTGATGTCACCACGTACAGGAAAAACGCTTACGGGGTTGCGGATAACAGCTACCTCGACAGCGAGACGCTGCATACCAGCGCGTATGTGCTGCGCAAACTGAAATCCGTCATTACCAGTAAGTACGGGCGTCACAAGCTTGCCAGCGACGGTACCCGCTTTGGTTCCGGTCAGGCGATTGTCACCCCGGCGGTGATCAAAGGGGAACTGCTGGCAACCTACCGTCAGCTTGAGCGTGCGGGGATCGTGGAAAACTACGAACTTTTTAAGCAGTACCTGGTTGTGGAGCGTGATGCCAGCGATCCGAACCGCCTGAACACGCTGTTCCCGCCTGACTATGTTAACCAGTTGCGTGTCTTTGCCGTGGTTAACCAGTTCCGTCTTCAGTATTCAGAGGAGTCCGCATAATGGCCCGTATCGGGGGAACCTGTTATTTCAAAATTGACGGTCAGCAGCTATCGCTGACCGGCGGCATTGAGGTGCCCATGAACAGGACGGTCAATGATGACATCATCGGCCTGGACGGTTCAGTGGACCGCAAGGAAACTCACCGTGCGCCTTATGTTAAAGGGACCTTCAAGGTGCCGAAGAATTTTCCGGTGAGCAAAATCACCTCGTCTGATGAGATGACCATCACTGCCGAGCTGGCGAACGGTCAGGTCTATGTACTGTCGTCTGCCTGGCTGCACGGCGAAGCGAACCATAATGCCGAAGAAGGCACGGTTGACCTTGAGTTCCACGGTGAAGAAGGGGATTACCAGTGATTGAGCTTGTACTTAAAAAACCGATCATCGCCCACAAAGAAACACTGCATGTGCTGGAAATACGTGAGCCTACGTATGACGAGATTGAGGCGCTGGGGTTCCCATTCTCTGTTTCGCCTGATGGTGGTATGAAAATGGACAGTCAGGTGGCGCTGAAATATATCCCGCTTCTGGCCGGGATTCCGCGCTCGTCTGCAGCGCAGATGACGAAGCTGGATATTTTCAAGGCAGGCATGATTGTAATGCGTTTTTTTACCGGCTTGGGGACGGAAGAGACCTCAGGAAGCGATTCTACAATGTCGCGTGGTTCTGGAAATTAAACCCCCTTGAACTTCGCCGGACGGCTATTTCCCACTTTGCTGATCTGGAGGCAGAGGCCGTCCGTATAAATGAGGAGATGAAGCATGGCTGATAATTTTCAGCTGAAAGCCATCATCACCGCCGTTGACAGGCTATCCGGCCCGCTTAAAGGTATGCAGCGTCAGCTTAAGGGATTTCAGAAAGAAGTCTCCAGCCTTGCTCTGGGCGCTGCCGGGGCGGGTACTGCAATAATGGGGGCACTGGCACTCCCTGTAAAATCAGCCATCACCCTTGAATCGAAGATGGCTGATGTCCGCAAAGTGGTGGACGGTCTGGATACGCCGGATGCATTTAAGGCCATGACGGAGCAGGTACGCGCTTTGTCTACAGAGCTTCCCATGTCTGCAGACGGGATCGCGGAAATTGTGGCGGCTGGCGGTCAGGCCGGGATTGCACGTGATGAACTGATGCAGTTTGCCACTGATGCGGTGAAGATGGGCGTGGCCTTTGATACAACGGCTGAAGAGTCCGGGCAGATGATGGCCCAGTGGCGTACTGCGTTTAATATGACGCAGGATGAAGTGGCCGGGCTGGCTGACAAAATCAACTACCTTGGTAATACCGGCCCGGCGAATGCGAAGAAAATCTCCGATATTGTTACGCGTATTGGTCCTTTAGGTGGTGTTGCAGGTGTGGCTTCCGGCGAAATTGCGGCAATGGGGGCAACCATTGCCGGGATGGGCGTGGAGTCAGAAATTGCCGCCACAGGGATCAAGAACTTCATGCTTTCCCTGACCGCGGGAAATTCTGCGACAAAATCGCAGAAACAGGCATTGCGTTTTCTGCGGATCAATCCGAAGAAATTAGCTGCTGATATGCAGAAAGATGCCCGGGGCACCATGCTGTCTGTACTGGATGCGATGGCTAAAGTGCCTAAAGAAAAACAGGCCGCTGTGCTGAATGCCCTGTTCGGGAAAGAGTCTCTGGGCGCGATAGCACCTCTGCTGACTAACCTTGATTTGTTGCGTACCAACTTCAGGCGGGTTGCAGATTCCCAGCAGTATGGCAGTTCGATGCAGAAGGAATATGCTTCGAGGGCAGCGACGACGGAAAACCAGCTTTTACTTCTGCAAAATCAACTTGATGCCATTTCTTCCACGCTGGGGGAAACGTTTCTTCCTGAGGTTAATGATGGTCTTGAAGCGGTAAAACCGCTCCTTGAGGAAGTGAGAACGTTTGTCCGTGAAAACCCGGAGCTCGTTAAGACCATTGCTAAAATCGGTCTGGCCTTACTGACGGTGGGAGCCGCTGCAGGCTCTTTGTCCAGAATTATGAAAGTTCTCGGCGGTGTGATGAATATGACGCCAGCTAAGGGGCTGATTGCTCTTCTGGTTGGTGGCGCTTACCTCATTATTGATAACTGGGAAACCGTAGGCCCTGTCATAAAAAAAGTCTGGCACGTGGTGGATGAAACGGCGCAGGCGATGGGGGGATGGGAAACTGTTCTGAAAGCGATTGCCCTGTTTATGGCAACCAAATGGGTTGCTGACGTTACCAAATCCATTACCGCAGTGACCAGAGAGATGCGTACGCTGGGGAAGGTATCGGCAGAAACGGGATTGATGGGGAAAGGCCGCGACTTTATCGGGAAGGCCGGGGTATATGGTTTTCTGGGAACCCTGATGTATGAGCCGGTTAAAGATACTCTGGAAAGTGTTGTTCCTGAAGATACGGTTAACTGGCTGGATAATAAAGGGCTGTTTCTGGCTTCAGACTGGACGCCTTTTTTTGATCGTAAAGAGTACGAGCAGTATCAGGCCAACCTGAGCCAGTACAAACCCAATGTTCCGCTGTTGAATCCATCTTCTTCCATGACACAGCACAGCGAACTGAAAGTCACGTTCGAGAATGCTCCGCCAGGTATGAAGATAATTGATGTACCGGGCAAAGCCGATCCCCTGATGAAAATCACGCACGATGTGGGGTATTCCCCTTTTCGTTTTCCACGATAACGCAGTCCTTTTTGAGGTCAGTCTATGGATTTATCCTCATTTCCCACCCGACCTTCATTACTTTCGTCGTCTTCAGGCTGGCGTGACAGACTTCAGGACGCGTCATTTCGCGGCGTGCCGTTTAAGGTTGAAGAAGAAAGTGCGGGAACCGGTCGCCGTGTGGAAACACATGAATACCCGAACCGCGACAAACCCTATACCGAAGACCTGGGGAAAATCACTTTTCGCCCGTCCATCACGGCTTATGTGGTGGGAGATGACTGCTTTGACCAGCGCGATCGCCTGATTGACGCGCTGAATAAACCCGGTCCCGGCACGCTTGTCCACCCGACATATGGTGAGCTGAAAGTCTGTGTTGACGGGGAAGTTCGGGTCAGCACATCGAAAAGTGAAGGGCGTATTGTCCGCTTTGACCTGAAGTTTGTCGAAGCAGGAGAACTCTCTTACCCCACATCAGGTGCGGCGACGGCGCAGACGCTGATGTCATCCTGTTCTGCACTGGATGACTGCATCAGTGACAGCTTCAGCGGTTTCAGTATCGATGGTGTGGCGGATTTCGTGCAGAACGACGTTATCGGTAATGCCAGCATAATGCTGGGGTATGTTTCTGATGCGATGAAAGTGGTGGATTCTGCCGTATCGGATGCCGCCAGGCTGTTGCAGGGGGATATCTCGGTACTTCTGCCGCCGCCATCGTCAGGCAAAAATTTCGTTGAGCAGGTGCAGAAAATGTGGCGTACCGGGAAACGCCTTTATGGTAACGCCAGCGACCTGGTCACCATGATCAAAACGCTTTCCGGTGTCAGCCTCGGCAGCGATCTGCAACCGCGCGGCGTCTGGAAAACGGACAGTAAAACCACCGCCACGGCGACGCAGCAGCGTAACGTGGTTGCCAGTACCCTTCGTACGACCGCAATCAGCGAAGCGGCGTATGCCGTCACCCAATTGCCTGCGCCAACAACTTCCGCGGTGATGCAGAATTCCTCAGTGGGGCAGGCTACAACACCTGCGCAGAGCACTGGCTGGCCTTCCGTCACGCATCCGGCACTGAACAATGCACCGGCGGTGAAAAACACGGTTGACCTGCCGACGTGGGAAGAACTGACTGACATTCGCGACACACTGAATACGGCAATTGATAAGGAGTTGTCCCGTACAACCAGTGATGCGCTGTTTCTGGCGCTGCGCCGGGTGAAAGCAGATCTGAATGCGGATATCAACACGCGCCTTGAACAGTCTGCACGGATCATTCAGCGCACACCGGATGAGGTTTTACCCGCGCTGGTGCTGGCGGCGACCTGGTTTGATAACGCGGCGCGTGACGCGAACATTATCCGGCGTAATGCCATTACGCATCCCGGCTTTGTGCCGGTGATCCCTCTGAAGGTGCCAGTGCAATGAACGACAATGTCACGCTACGGGTAAATGGCCGGGAGTGGAATGGCTGGACATCGGTGCGCATCGGTGCCGGTATTGAACGGCTGGCGCGGGATTTCAGTGTGGAGATCACCCGCCAGTGGCCGGGAGATGAGGGTATTACCACGCTTCAGTCGCACATTAAAAACGGTTCAAAAGTGGAGGTGCTGATTGGTGATGAGCTGGTGATCACCGGCTGGGTGGAGGCGACGCCCGTTCGTTACGATGCCCGTTCGGTCAGCACCGGTATTGCCGGACGCAGTCTGACCGCTGACCTGATTGACTGTGCAGCCGAACCGACACAGTTTAACGGACGATCGCTGGTACAGATTGCGCAGGCGCTTGCTGCGCCTTTCGGCATTGAGGTGGTGAACAGCGGTGCGCCGTCGGGTGTTATTCCTGATGTCCAGCCTGATCACGGTGAAACGGTGATTGAGGTAATCAACAAAATACTCGGTCAGCAGCAGGCGCTGGCTTATGACGACCCGCACGGCAGGCTGGTGATTGGCGGTATTGGCTCAACGCGGGCACATACCGCGCTGGTACTTGGGGAAAACATCCTTTCCTGTGATACGGAGAAGAGTATCCGGGAGCGGTTTTCAGTTTACCAGGTGGCGGGGCAGTGTGCCGGAAACGACGATGATTTCGGTGAGGCCACCACCACCGCGCTGCGGGCCCGCACAGAGGACGCATTTATTGCCCGTTACCGTCCGATGTATATCAGGCAGACAGGGCAGGCTACGGGGGCAGGCTGTATTGCGCGTGCTGACTTTGAAGCCCGGCAACGGGCGGCGCGGACGGATGAAACCACCTATGTGGTGCAGGGCTGGCGACAGGGTAACGGTACGCTGTGGCAGCCCAACCAGCGGGTGATTGTCTTTGATCCGGTCTGTGGTTTCGACAATACCGAACTGCTTGTTTCGGAAGTCACATTTACTCAGGACCAGAACGGCACCCTGACGGAAATCCGTGTCGGCCCGCCTGATGCTTATCTGCCTGAACCCGAAGCCCCCGGCGCGCGGAAAAAGAAAAAAGCCAGAGTACAGGAGGACCCGTTCTGATGAGGACGATTGAAGCCATGCAGCGACAACTCCTCGGCCTGATTGGGCGGGCAGTGGTGAAAAGCATCAGTGCCGCCACGAAATGTCAGACCGTGGATGTGTCCCTGATTGCCGGTGAACCCAAAGCCGGGATTGAACATCTTGAACCCTACGGTTTTACCGCAAGGGCAAACAGCGGTGCGGAAGCGGTGGTGTTGTTTCCGGATGGCGACCGTTCTCATGCGGTGGTTGTTACGGTGTCGGACCGGCGCTACCGCCTGAAAGGGCTGCAGACGGGTGAGGTGGCTGTCTATGACGATCAGGGGCAGTCTGTGACGCTGACCCGGGAGGGGATCGTGGTGGACGGTGCAGGTAAAACGATCACGTTTCGCAATGCGCCTAAGGCACGTTTTGAAATGGACCTGGAAGTGACAGGACAGGTGAAAGACCTGTGCGACTCCGGCGGCACCACCATGTCAGCGATGCGGCTTGCCTATAACGGGCATCGTCACAGAGAGAACGGTCAGGGCAGTAACACCGACAAACCGGATAAAGCGATGGAGGCATGATGGAACTGTGGCTGACGGTGAACGGTAAACGCACCTGCGCCAGCGCACCGCTGGATCCGCTGACCCGCGCCGTGGTGATTTCCCTGTTTACCTGGCGGCGGGCGGAGCCTGATGACAACGCCGACGTCCCGATGGGATGGTGGGGGGATACCTGGCCTGCGGTACAGAATGACCGTTACGGCTCCCGACTGTGGCTGCTTCAGCGCAGCAAACTGACCAATCAGCTGGTGCAGACGGTAAGGGGATATATCCGCGAATGCCTGCAATGGATGATTGATGACGGCGTGGTGTCCCGTATTGATCTGGATATCCGCCGCACCGGGATTAATGAGCTGGGTAACAGTATCACCCTCTGGCGTCGTGATGGACCAGTAATGATTTCTTTTGATGATCTGTGGAGTGCGATAACGCATGGCGGACAGTGAATTTCAGCGCCCGACGCTGGCAGAAAATATCAGTATGCTCCGTAACGATTTATTCGCCAGGCTGGACGTCAGCGACACGCTCCGACGCATGGATGAAGACGTGCGGGCAAAGGTGTATGCGGCGGCGCTGCATACGGTTTACGGTTACATCGATTATCTGGCAATGAACATGCTGCCTGACCTGTGCGATGAGTCCTGGCTGGCGCGACATGCTGCGATGAAACGGTGTCCGCGCAAGGGGGCCACGGCTGCCAGCGGGTATATGCGCTGGGAAGGTGTCAGCGATGGCCTGAAGGTGACCGCCGGGAGTGTTATTCAGCGCGATGACCTGGTGCAGTACACGGCAACTGCCGATGCAACCAGCACCGGTGGTGTCCTGCGCGTGCCGATCGCCTGCTCAAGTACAGGCGCGGTCGGTAATGCTGACGACGGTACGTCATTAATCCTGGTCACGCCGGTGAATGGTCTGCCGTCTTCTGGCGAGGCAGATACCCTGACAGGCGGATTTGATACTGAAGAGCTGGAAACGTGGCGCGCCCGCGTCATTGAGCGGTATTACTGGACGCCTCAGGGCGGGGCTGACGGGGACTATGTCGTCTGGGCTAAAGAAGTGCCCGGCATTACCCGCGCATGGACATACCGACACTGGATGGGAACGGGGACTGTCGGTGTGATGATTGCCGGCAGTGACCTGATTAATCCCATTCCGGAAGAATCAACGGAAACGGCGGCAAGACAACATATCGGGCCACTGGCCCCGGTGGCAGGCTCTGATTTGTATGTATTCAGGCCGGTGGCGCATAAAGTGGATTTTCATATCCGTGTGACGCCGGACACACCGGAAATACGGGCTGCCATCACCGCCGAGTTGCGTTCGTTCCTGCTGCGTGATGGTTATCCGCAGGGAGAACTGAAGGTGTCACGTATCAGTGAAGCGATTTCCGGTGCGAACGGGGAATACAGCCATCAGTTGCTTGCACCGGCGGACAATATCTCCATTGCAAAAAATGAACTGGCGGTACTGGGGACGATTTCATGGACGTGACAAACGATGATTACATCCGTCTGTTGTCGGCACTGTTGCCACCCGGTCCGGCGTGGTCAGCCAGAGATCCGGCGATTGCCGGTGCGGCACCGTCATTAACCCGCGTTCATCAGCGTGCGGATGCCCTGATGCGGGAGCTGGATCCGCGCACCACTACTGAACTGATAAACCGCTGGGAGCGTCTGTGCGGTCTGCCGGATGAATGTATTCCCGCAGGGACACAGACCCTTCGCCAGCGTCAGCAACGACTGGATGCGAAGGTTAACCTGGCGGGCGGCATCAATGAGGATTTTTACCTTGCACAGCTTGCTGCCCTGGGCAGACCAGACGCTACCATCACGCGATACGACAAAAGCACGTTCACCTGCTCATCTGCCTGTACTGACGCGGTGAATGCGCCGGAATGGCGGTATTACTGGCAGGTCAACATGCCAGTCGCCACCAACACCACCTGGATGACATGTGGCGATCCCTGTGATTCCGCGCTGCGCTTCTGGGGGGACACCGTTGTCGAGTGTGTGCTTAACAAACTCTGCCCGTCGCATACCTATGTGATTTTTAAATATCCGGAGTAATCCATGCATCGTATAGACACGAAAACCGCGCAGAAGGATAAGTTCGGCGCGGGTAAGAACGGTTTTACCCGTGGTAACCACCAGACTGGCACGCCTGCCACCGATCTGGATGATGACTACTTTGACATGTTGCAGGAGGAGCTTTGCAGCGTGGTGGAGGCATCCGGTGCCAGCCTGGAGAAGGGGCGGCACGATCAGTTGCTTACCGCACTTCGCGCGCTGCTGTTAAGCCGCAAGAATCCGTTTGGCGATATCAAATCGGATGGCACGGTGAAAACGGCTCTCGAAAACCTTGGTTTGGGAGAAGCAGCTAAAAGGAATGTAGGTACAGGGGCGAATCAGATACCTGATATGAGCCTGTTCGCGTCAAGTAATACCGCAACGGCTGCTGCGCAAAAATTTCCGTCTGGATTAATTTTACAGTGCGGTCAGTTGAATGGCTCCCCTAATGTATCTTCAACATACGGGATGAGGTTCCCGATGACATTCTCAAGAGTCCTTGCTGTCACAGTTACATTGAACGTTACTGGCGCGTCAGGGCAGCCGACTGTATCGGCGACAAATGTCCATAACACTGGATTTGATATTACAGTGTCGCCCGGTTCAGGATATGGTTCATCTGCTGATGCGTATTACATTGCAATGGGATATTAACGAAATGTCATATTTTTATTCTGCATCGACAAACGGATTTTATTCGACTGAATTTCACGGCACCAATATTCCTGATGATGCAGTGGAAATCTCGGAATCAGAGTGGAAAACACTGATTAATTCGCAGAGTGTAACAAAAATGATTACCTGTGGTGAGAATGGTCACCCTGTCATTGTTGACCGTCCTTCTCCAACACCAGAACAATTAGCCTTAATAAATAATGAAAAGAAATCTGCACTGATAGCAGAGGCAACGAATGTAATAGCGCCGCTTCAGGATGCGGTTGATTTAGATATGGCAACAGATGATGAAACGAAACTGTTACTGGCATGGAAAAAATATCGCGCACTATTGATGCGTGTTGATATAAAAAATACAGAGTGGCCGAAAAAACCAGAGAGCAATCTATAAGAGAAAATTCGTTATTGGATGAAAAGCGAGACATCTAATTATAACAGCATATGGTTTTTCTAATGATAGCTCCTTCAACTTTATAGTATCTCATATACTCTAGAATATAGCTCTAAATGAGGGTTTGTTGTATACGGCAACCACTCCATTTTTATTCCGGATAGGGATATAACCCGTCGAAAAAGACGGGTTATTCATTCGTTAGTGTGGTTTATATGGTAGGGGGCAATTTACTATAGGTTAAGTTTTTTGTTAAATACTAATATTACTCTTCCTTCAAAGTTCAAAACTTCGTCAGGCTTACCTAATTGTTCTTGAATACCTGCAAGGCAGGATGTCATTTCTTTACATCGTTCAGGTTCGTTAGCTATGGAAACTGCTATAAACTGTCGCTCAGGAGCAGAATTGAACGCCTCCTTGCTATGCCAAGAAGCCAGTGTCTGTTGTCTCACGCCAGTAAAGTTAATTTTCCCCGAATCAGCATTAAAGAAAACAGGAGTTATCTGTATGTCCCCACCAGATAACCAATTTACAGTCATTGACAAATCCCAAAAAGAGCCGTACCCATAATGGAGATTATTTTTTTTTAAAAAATCAATGTATGATTTAACAATCTTCTCCTGATCGTGTAATGGTGAAGCATTATTTGTGTAAGATTTAATTGAACTGATCGAAAATAAAAATGCGATTAGATAAAATAATATCTTTGCTTTTGTTGATGTACCGATACAGCACAATATCAGTGCGAAACAGGTAACATTCATAAAGAAACGCATGCTAATATAATCAGGGGATTTATAGCTCAGTATGAATGATGAGACAATACCTGCGATAGATAATAATGAAAATAACACAATATAAATACGGTATGTGTTTTTTTTATTGTCCGATAAAACAAACCACGCAGATGTAATAATGGCAATGAACCAAATGACAAATGAGGCGTAAGATGTTGCGTTATTGTCGACAACTAATAAATTAAGACTTTTCCCTATTAACAGAATGCACCATTTTGCATTTAAAATCATATCATTGAGTGATACAATTTCAAATTGGTGGGGAGGTATGTTAAGTAGATTTTGCAATACATTGGAAAGAGAGATTAAACATGCAAATAGTATTAATGCAGTATGCTTAAATAATTTTTTATCCCATACAGAGAATAAAAAGTAAGATATTAATAGTGGAATAAAAAATGCAGCTGTAAACCACGGATCGGATACGCTGGAAAATAATGCTGTCAAACTTAAGAGGAGAGTGATAAATATATTTTTATACTGTATGTTGAAAACAGATATAAGCAAGCATAAAAAGCCGAAAGCGTTTGTTGAATTATGAGAAAAAGGATGTGATACAAAACCATAAGTGTATGAAAAATATGGTATTAGAGATAGAAGTATAATAGAAAATAAAGCAGGAGTAAACCCGAATGCCTTACGTAGCGTTAACATCGCTGCTATTACTATAGCAATAGAGAAAACTGCAGTTGATAATCTTAATGCTACTAAGCCATCATCACCTAACAGCATATAAAATAAAAAGTTAATTGGGTAAACGGTGAAATACCAATTATCCACGGTTGGTTTCCAGTCGTGGATTGATGATATACCATTCTCTAAAATATGCCTCCATACAATTGGGCTGTTAGCAACATCCGGTTCAACTGGAAAGTATCTGGTAGTCAACCAAGTTATTAGGAGTGCTGATAAAGCCAATAATATTTTTAATGCTGATTGTTTAATACATATGCTCATGGTTATTTTCTACCTTTCTTCAAAATATACTTAGGTCTTGATTTTGTTTCTAAGTAAATTCTACCTATATATTCACCGAGAACACCAATCCCGATCAGTTGCACTCCACCCAAGAAAAGTATTGATACAAGCAGGGAGGGATACCCGCGTACTGGGTTACCAAAGACAAGGGTGTCTATAATCATCCATGCACCATATAAAAATGAAATGCTTGCAACAAACAAGCCTATATAAGTCCATACGCGAAGAGGAAAGGTTGAAAAACTTGTGATACCTTCCAGTGCCAGATTCCATAATTTCCAGCCATTAAATTTTGAGATGCCAGCAACACGCTCTGCGCGTACATATTCAACGATATCCGTCTGACCACCCACCCAGCTCAGTATGCCTTTCATGAAAAGATTGCGCTCAGGCAACAGTTTAATGTTCTCCACAACCTCACGAGACATGAGTCGAAAATCTCCGACATTTTCCTCGATCTTTGGGGTGCTTATTTTGTTGTGTAATTTATAGAACCACTCAGCTGTCTTACGTTTCAGTCGTCCATCAGTTGAGCGGTCTGAACGTTTAGCAAGCACCATGTCAGCACCTGCCTGCCACTTTTCAATAAGATGAGGGATAACCTCAATTGGGTCTTGCAGGTCGACATCAATAGGAATTACAGCATCGCCGCTTGCATGGTCTAACCCTGCAAATAAGGCTGGTTCTTTACCAAAGTTGCGTGTAAATGACAGCGGAACAACTAGCGGGTCTGAAACAGCCAGCGCGTTAATAATTGACTCTGTGGCATCTTTACTTCCGTCATTTATGAATACAATTTCTACTTCATATGGCTTCAACTCTTGGAATTCACGTACCGTTTTATAGAAAACAGGTATCGCTTCTTCTTCATTGAAGACAGGAACGACAAGAGATATTTTCATTTCGCATCCCTAAAGACAATGAACTTTGAATAGACGAAACCGCACACCAGACTGATGGCGGAGAAGGTGATAAGAGTGACTATTGGAGGAAGTGAGCATTTATCAGCTGCCCAACCAACAATCACACTCAATATTCCCATAAATCCCACGTATAACATGTAGCGCATCGCTGTAGTCGATGCTTTGAATGTGAATCTTGCATTCGCGAAGAAGCTAAAGCTCACAGCCACTACGAAACCTGTGAAGTTTGCCAGAGCCTGACTGGTATGTGCGGCATAGATACATACACCAAAAACCACCCAGTGTATAAGTGTGTTCAGCACACCTATAGATGTGTACTTTACAAATAACTTTAACATTTATTTAATCAATGAGCTCTGAAAGGCATGAAGTCTATCATCCAAGTCTCAATTGATCGATACTTGCTATGTCTGATGAGACAAAACTGAGACACATAAGGCCTCACAATGGCTTGCAAGGCTTTACATGTTTTGATGTGGTGGGACGTGTGAGCGCAGTGTTGATGGGATAATCCTTTGAATTACAAGCGGATTCTTATAATTCGTAATGCGAAGGTCGTAGGTTCGACTCCTATTATCGGCACCATTCTAACGTCTCCCCAAGTCTACTCAAGTATTTAAAAAACTCTTATAATCCGCATGTTAGCGCCCCTTTTAGTCTTTTGATGTCTACTTAAGTACCCCAAAATCTACAGTCAATTGGGGGTACTTTTGGGGGTATTTGCTGTTCGGTTTAGTGGAGGTACCCCCAAGTGAAACTCAATGCCCGTCAAATAGACACTGCCAAGCCAAAAGAGAAGGCTTACAAGCTGGCTGATGGTGGTGGTCTGTATCTCTTGGTAAAACCTAGTGGAGGAAAATATTGGCGCTTCAAATATCGTGTAGCTGGTAAAGAGAAGCTGTTAGCACTAGGTGTGTATCCTGAAGTTACCTTGGCTGATGCTCGTGCAAAACGTGAAGAAGCTAAAAGGGGGATCGCTGGGGGTATCGATCCGATGGAAGCGAAACGAGAGGAAAAGATTGCCCGGGAAACGCAGTTAAACAACACCTTCAAAGATATTGCCCTTGAGTGGCACAGCAGCAAATTAAAAAAATGGTCTGCTGGTTATGCTTCAGACATCCTCGAAGCCTTCAACAAAGATGTGTTCCCTTACATTGGCAAAAAACCAATCGCCGAAATCAAACCACTTGAACTGCTGAATGTGCTGCGGCGCATCGAGGGGCGCGGTGCTACCGAAAAAGCCAAAAAAGTGAGGCAGCGATGCGGGGAAGTTTTCCGCTATGCAATTGTCACTGGACGTGCTGAGTATAACCCTGCACCGGATCTCACCAGCGCGATGCAAGGTCATGAATCTAATCATTATCCTTTCCTCACAGCCAAAGAATTACCTGATTTTTTCAAGGCATTGTCCAGTTACTCAGGAAGTGCATTGGTTGTTATGGCGGCTCGTCTACTGATTATCACCGGTTTGCGGACTGGCGAACTGCGCGGTGCATTATGGGATGAAATCGATCTCAACAAGGCTATCTGGGAGATACCTGCTTCACGGATGAAAATGCGTCGCCCTCATGTGGTGCCTTTGTCTAAGCAGGCTCTTTCGCTTATTGGGCAGATTAAAGAATTAACTGGCAATTATCCGCTTATGTTTCCCGGCCGTAATGATCCAAGGAAAACAATGAGCGAGGCTAGCATAAACCAAGTATTTAAACGCATCGGCTATAACGGAAAGGTTACTGGTCATGGATTCCGGCACACCATGAGCACCATTTTGCATGAGCAGGGCTATAACACCGCGTGGATAGAGACACAGCTCGCACACGTCGATAAAAACTCAATTCGTGGCACATACAACCATGCGCAATATCTGGATGGTCGCCGGGAGATGCTCCAGTGGTATGCCGACTATATGGATTCGCTCGAGCATGGCGGAAATGTGGTGCATGGTGAGTTCGGAAAATGCGGGTGACTGGTTGAGTATACAGTAGTAGACTTTGAGCACCTAAAAAGGCTGATGCAAACAGAGCTGGCTCGGCCTTAACATTAGACCGCTTGAAGGGGGAGAATATGCCAATTGTGGAAAACATTCCTGACTTATCCCACTGGCGAACAGTACAGGAGTTTTCTATCACCCAGGCCGCTTTATTGTTGGCCGGAATTGATCCTTATGATTACCCTACTCTTGAACATGTCAGAGATAATAAACATGAACGTTGGAAAATGGCATGGGGGTTGGCTAATGGAATGGTAACAGCCATCCGTCGTGGTGTCTTAACTCCTGTTGAATGTACCTCTGAAATAGTTGAATACGATAATTGGGGAAATGTTTGTGATATTGAGTACAAACGTCTGACATCAGCGCAACTGACCGATCGTGCATATGAGATAAGCAAGGATAAAACTTTAATTAGTCGCCATTCTTTATATGAGTGGATAAAAAATGAGAGCGTTGATTTTGCGAGATGCCCTCGCCCTATACCTGTTAAGGAAGTTAATCCGCCAGCAATCATTGAATCATCTCATCAGGTAATTAATCCTGACGAGTATTTGTGTACTTATGGGCATAAGAGTGATGGGTTGGAGTATGTGCAGGATGCTATAAGAGAACTATGGTCGACGTATGACCCAGATGACCCACAGACGGCTCCGACAGAGCATGAGGTACTTGAATATTTGAAAAAACGGGGGGCGGGTTCTAATGTTGCTAGGGCTGTGAATCTGATTTTAAGGCCTGAACATCTGAAGCGTATTGGTAGAAGACCAAAAAAACAAAAAGTTAAATAGTGGTCGCTATTCCAGAAAAATGGTGGTTTCCTTTCAAAAAAAAAGTAACCACCAATGCAGATTAAATCGTAAGAACAGTAATTTTTCTTCGTGTTTCACGTCAGCATGATACTTAAAATAGTAAACGCCATTATTAAAAAAAGGTGGAGCTATTTCACTGAAATGGTATTCGCCATTCATAATGGTAAGCATCTATAAATATCACTTTTCTTAATGCAAGCTATGTACACCTTTATAGACGTTACAAGGTGAATATATGGCAAACTCTCTTATTCGTTTAACGGAAGTTCAGCGTAGAACTGGATATAGCAAGGCATGGATTTATCGCCTTATGGGGCAAGGTAAATTTCCTGCATCAGTTAAAATTGGCTCGCGAGCTATTGCTTTCGTTGAGAGTGAAATTGACGAGTGGATTAATCAGCGTATTGCGGAATCACGCGGAACAGCTACCTGATTAAATGGCTACGGGGCCAGAAGCCCCAACTATCCACTAGCAAATAAAAAGTAACTTAATTCGATAGCAGGAGTTTTTATGAAACAGCGAAAAACGCCCGTACAGGGGCAGGGCTTCGTTCGGCCTGAAAACCAGAATCTGCAAAATTTCGGCGAAATTATCCCGGTTATTTCCGGCGTTATTGGCGGACGTGAAACCAATATTGTTAGCGCCAGAGCGTTGCATAAGGCGCTGGGTGTGAAGCGTGATTTCACAACCTGGATTAAAGGACGCATTGATGAGTACGGATTTAAAAAGGGCGTGGATTTTGAAGTTGTAGATAATTTGTACTTTGATTCCCCGAAACGGGGGAACCAAAGTGTAAATATTGAACAGTTTGATTTTGATTGGACAACAAAGCGCGGCGGTGATCGTCGCAGTGAAGACTATTTGATCTCCACGAACATGGCGAAAGAACTGGCGATGGTCGAGCGCACCGAACAGGGCCGCGCCGTTCGTCAGTACTTCATCAAATGCGAGGAGGAGCTACACAAGGTAGCGCCAGTGCGTTCCGCAGCGTTACGCCGGGAACTGAAAGCCCGTATCTCCGTTGCCAGCTACTTTAAGCCGATGTGTGCCGCGCTGGAGGCGTACCGGGCTGAACTGGGTAAAAACACACTCCAGCACCACTACACCACGGAAGCCAATATGCTGGCGCGTATCGTGCTGGGTGGCATGACTGCAAAACAGTGGACGCAGGCGAACGGCATCACAGGCGAACCACGCGACCACATGAGCACGTTGCAGCTTGAGCACCTTTCTTACCTTGAGCAGAGCAATATCACGCTGATTGAGTTAGGCCTGGACTACCACCAGCGGAAAGCTGAATTAATTCGTCTTTCGCAGCGTTGGTTAGCCCGTCGCATGGAGGAAAACAGCCATGTGTAACGCTCTGACCGTTACAAAAAGAGAAAGCGCCCCGTTGCCGGAGCGCCTTTGTGAACGAATAGCCTACTGCGCCATATTGCTTACTGTCTACGAGGCAGATTATAGCGTTGTGGTCGCACAGAGTGAAGGCGCTGATCACCGTTACTACAGCACGCCAGAAATGCAGAATATTTTGCTGCAAAATGTCGTTGGTCACGCTGTCCGGAAAGCAAAAAATTTTGCTGGTGGCGCGACTGATGCGATTTTGTCAGGTCGCAAGGTGATGATCAATCTGATGTCTAATTTCGTTCTGGATAAAACAAAGGCGACCGCAGAGGGCCACCAGTGGGAAAGCTACACACTTGAACACATCGCCAACAATGCCAGATTTGCGGCTGGTGGGCAATGTGATCAGTGTGCTGGCTTGCTGGTGGGCTATTCCTGCTCTTTAACATTGCCATGCCGCGATGTTTTCCAGGTATGCGACCCCATTTTTGTGCGCCTGTACTCTTTAAGGAATTTCTCAAGGATAAACGCACAGGGCGCGAATCTGTCTGACTCATATTCGTACGCTATCTTTCTGCGCTGTCTTTTCCGTGCCGGTGATGGTGTATTGGTCGATTCTTTGTTGGTCATTCTGTGTACCTGTAAAGCAATGCGCCGGAGTTCCTCACACCACGGCGATGATAGTTATTATTCTGATTCTTTGGCCTTGCGGCGCTGGAGTTCTTCACGTGCGACGGTGACGAGCTGCCCGATCTCCTCGACAGCTTTGACTCCGATTTTTTCCACCTGCGCCAGTGCATTGAGCGAAGAAACCAGGGGATTTTCTCCGCTTCCTTCTGCCTGGCGGCGGGCGATCTCACCACGCATGGCGGTTACTATGAATCCGGCGTTGCTTTCGCCGTCCAGTTTTACGGATTCCATGCCTTCAAAAGCATCATGTGGGATACGAATTGAAATCTGTTTTGATTTGTCGTTGATAGTGTTTTTTGCCATGTGCATTCTCCTAAACAAAAGATGTGATTCAGTATACACAAAAAAGAATCACAAAAAATACTTGACCTGTGATTCAGTTAAATTTAATTTAAATCACACCTCAGTAAGAGGATATAAACGACAACGCCCCGAACTGTTTGCGGCAGTAGCGGGGCGTCTAACCAAACCGTTAAATGAGGTAACGATTATGGCTGGGGCACAGCATACCCAAACTCACCCTAAATTTATATACACCTTCCTGGCGGTGCACCGTGATTGCATGGCTGACGGTAAAAACACTGTTCATGTAGCCGCCGATACGCTGGTTGATGCCTGCGAGATGCTCAATGACATGGGCTATATCTCGGCAACATGGAAAGGGCGCGAAGAAAACACGTTGTTTATTCAGAAATGCGAAAACAATTTTATCTGGCGTTTTATCGCCCTGAGTACGGCACAACCGCGCGTGATTCACATCGAGGCCACCAGCGAACAGGAAGCACGCCAGCAATCTCCTGATGGCTGCGTGATGGTATTCGCTGCCCGTATTCGCCAGGAGGTGGAGCATGTGTAATGCAACATGGCCTGATGCAGCGGTAGACGCTATCAAAACGCTGATGGATTCACTTATTGAGATTTCTGCTATCGCTGGTGTGGCGCATAAACACGCAGCCAGAGAATCAGAATGCATCTCCCATTATTTAGCATTTGTGCAGCTGAAAGCCGATCAGGCACTGGATAAGGCCGGAAAAATTATCATGGCTGATGTACAGGAGGTGCACCATGCATAACCTGTCAATTTCTGACCTTAACAGCATTCAGTTTGACGAGATATTTTCCGGGCAGCTACTGGTTAACGTGGAGAATGGACGCGTGGTAAGTAATTATCACCTGCCGGATGGTGCAATTGCCGGAAGCGTTGAAGCATTGCTGGAACTGGCGGAACGTGCGCGACTGATTAAGCCGTCAACGTGCCATCACGATGATGATCTGCATTTTACCGGGTGTATGGTGAGTCACTACGAAAACGGCGTTGAAGTATCCTGCGAACGTCTGCGTGATGATTGCTGTTTCGGCACACTGCCGGAATTTATCGAATTGCTGACCAGTTGCGGTTATCAGGTCATTCAGGGGGGTAAACATGCGTGATGATCGTTTTAATTCCCTGAAACAGGAGTTTGATGGCGCACCGGAAGATACATCGGGCGCATTGTTGAGCATTGCTGACATGATGAAAGCTGCATATTTTCTTATCAATACCAGGGGCTACAAGTCAGAGGGTGAAATGATTCTTAGTATTGCGTCGGACTATGCTGAATATGTGGCAGAGACGCGTTACAGAAGAAAATCTCTGGAGGATGTAAGCCATGCATAATCATGAAGCGCATGTACCCGTAGTGCTTAATGTGCCAGATGATTTCACCGGACGCGTGCTGGTTTACCTTGATAAAGAAAAAGTGAAATCACAATGCCGACTGAAAAGTAATGAGATTGTGGGTTCTCCTGAATTTTTTTCTGAACTCTGTATTCGTGCAGAAATAAAACCGGAACTGCTGACAGGAAAATAAAACCATGAAAAGGAAAAATTCTGGCTTTACTGCCAGCGGTCTCTCTCGGCCTGAAATCAGACACGGAGATATTTACCGCGACACCAGACGTGGGGGACGAGTGGTTATTCGTCACGTTACGCCAGGCAATATCACCTACCGCCGTGAGGCTTACGAATATGACTGCGTAATGCCGCGCCGTCAGTTTGAGCGTGATTTTATTCTGGTGGAAAACAAACAACAGGCAGTGGCGAGACGTGCAGCCACGAATATTAAAAAAATCCGGGCAATGTTGGTTGCGGGAGGTAAGAAGTGAAAAACGCACCGAATTTAAAATATCAGCCGAAGGATAAATTCACCGAGGTAATCATTTTTGCTGGGACGGATGCTTACGCCCATGCTCAACACTGGATTGAAAGCGAAGGACGAAAACACGGCGATAACGTGCCTCCTGTTTACCTGGGGCCAAAGCAACTGGCAGACCTGGCGAATATCCGCATTGTCGACGATGAACGCCGCTTTGCGCGTGTCTATCTCGCGGGGGAGATAGAGCCAATCCAGATCAATGCTATTGCTGAAAAGCTGGCGCTGGCTGGTGTACAGGACGCGAAATTATACAAAGGTATCACCGACCGGGAGCCGGAAAACTGGCGCGACTACCTGCAACGGATCCGCGAACAGGCAGAGAGTGGGGAAGTTTCAGCGATGAAATTAGCCACAAAAAATATTGACCTATCTAGGCCAGCACTAAATCAGATGGGAGCCAGCCAGAGAGGGGAAGTGTTACTTGAATATTATGGAAGAGCACTGGCTATAAATGATGATTCTGATGTAGTTCACCATTACAACGGAATTGTCTGGGTGCCTGTATCTGATAAGGAACTCCAGCGGTCTATGGCGAAGATTTTTATTGATGCTGGAATCAGTTATTCGCAAAACGCCATTAAATTTGCCGTAGACACAATGAAATTGAGCCTGCCTGTTATGGGCGGGGCAGACAGGAATCTTATTGGATTCAGTAACGGGGTATTTGATACCCGGACGGGAAATTTTCGGGAGCATAACAAAAATGACTGGTTGTTAAATGCCAGTGAATTACCGTTCAGCCCACCAGCAGAGGGGGAAACGCTGGCAACACATGCGCCGAATTTCTGGAAGTGGCTGCGTCGTTCGGTGGCAGATAATGATCGTAAAGCTGATCGCGTACTGGCGGCATTATTCATGGTGCTGGCGAACCGGTACGACTGGCAGTTATTCCTTGAGGTAACAGGCCCAGGCGGAAGCGGTAAAAGTGTGATGGCTGAGATTTGTACCATGCTGGCGGGTAAGGCCAACACAGTATCGGCAAGCATGAAGGCTCTGGAAGACGCAAGGGAACGCGCGTTAGTAGTTGGCTTTTCGCTGATTATCATGCCGGATATGACTCGCTACGCTGGCGATGGTGCAGGAATTAAGGCAATTACTGGCGGCGACAAGGTGGCAATTGATCCGAAACATAAAGCCCCCTACTCCACACGTATTCCGGCAGTAGTGCTTGCGGTAAACAATAACGCCATGTCATTCAGTGACCGAAGCGGGGGGATCTCGCGTCGTAGGGTGATATTTAATTTCTCTGAGGTCGTACCGGAGAACGAACGCGATCCCATGCTGGCGGAAAAGATAGAAGGCGAACTGGCGGTAGTGATTCGCCATTTGCTAACACGATTTACCGACCAGGACGAAGCTAAAAGACTACTTTATGAGCAGCAAAAATCAGAAGAAGCGCTGTTGATAAAGCGCGAAGGTGATTCACTGGTGGACTTTTGCGGCTATCTGATGTCGTTGGTTAAATGTGAAGGAATGATGGTGGGCAATGCGGAAATAGTGCCATTTAGCCCGAGGCGATACCTGTATCATGCTTATTTAGCCTATATGTCAGCGCATGGCCTGGGAAAACCAGTATCACTGACACGCTTTGGTACTGATATGCCAGGAGCTATGGCGGAATACGGAAAGGAGTATAAGCGGGCTAAATGCACTAAAGGCCCGGATAAAGGGCGAGTGATAACAAATGTTCTGTTAGATGATGATGCTGATGGCTGGTTGCCAGCAGCTACAGGGATTAACGACAGAACATAATACGAAATTTATAAGCTGAAACGTAAAGGTAGACGGTTGGTAGACAGATTCACTTAACCCTCTACCAACCATCTACCAATTAATATTTTGAATTATAAAGATATTTTCAATGTAGTAGAGAGGTAGACAGTTATTTCTATATTCCTAAACCACGGGGGGTATATAAAAAACAGATAGTTAAGGGGGCATTTTTTAAATTTCTCTTTTAACTGTCTACACTGTCTACCATTTAGTAAAAATCATTAATTATCAATGTATTAATGCGGTAGACCGTTGGTAGACAGTTTGCAGATTGTTTTTTTGTTATGTGTTAATAACATTAAATAAATCAATCAATTATATCGGTAGACAGTTGGTAGACAGTTGTAACGATGGGGCAAAGCATGACTAAGCTGACCATTAACAGAAAACCAAAAGGTATTTACGGCACGCCGCAGAAAACGACGCAGGCGGCACAGGAGCAGGATAAAACCACATCGGCGCATAAAGTGATGCCCGGTAACCAGAAAGCGCAGCAGAAGCCTACAGGGGCGACACCGTGGCGGCATATGACCAAACGCCAGCGCAAAAACCGCAGGCGCGTTAACCGCCTCACTGAGTTGTGGCCTGACTTATTCAGCCGGGAAGCACTGAAGCCGCTTAAGGTGGGGATATTCGACGACCTGATGCAGGATCTCGCCGCCAGGGGGCTGGCATTCGGGCCAGGGGCATTGCGTGCGACGCTGGCATCTTATGCGCAGTGTCCGCGCTATTACCGCGCCTTAATGGCTGGTGGGGTACGCTACGACCTGAAAGGCCAGCCGTGCGGCGAGGTGACACCACAGGAACAACAGGACGCAGAAACGCGGCTGGTGGCGCTGAATGAGAAGCGCAAACGCCAGTGCCGGGCAGCAAAGGAGACAATAGGCGCATGATTCACGACAGCAAAGCGGAAGCACTGGAAGCGCGTGGTCTGTACCGGAGAGCGGCGGCGCGGTGGGCTGAGGTCATCATGCTGGCGAATGATGACAAGGCACGGGAACAGGCGGCAAAACGTCGCGCGGAATGTATCCACAAGGCAGCACGCCCACCAGCAAGGCAGGATAATTTCGGGGAGATGCGCGAAACCATCAGCCGGGCACATGCCGGGATGGGATTACATCAGCCCAATGGTGAGGCATTCAGGAAATACCAAAAAAAGAACAATTGTAGTCAGTAACAGAGGATGGGATTCTCTTGGTTTTTTGTTGATGCTTTCTGAGGAAATCTACTACGTTGCTGAGCAGATGAATATTCAATTGCATCTGGGTTCCTGATAAGATTAATCTGAATATTTTCATTTGGAATAGGGATATGAATAAAACTTTAATTGCAACATTAGTCGGTATAGTAATGTTAACCGGATGTGGGCCAGAAGAGTTAACTCCAGAACAGAAACAGGAAGTAGCTGCTCTTAAAGCTGAACTGTCGCAAACGGAAGGTGAAATATCAGCAGCTAAGGAAGTTGACCAGCAGTTTTCTGGTGGGTTGATAAAAAATCTGACAACAGCAAGACTGGAAATATTAGGAACTAATAAAGCGCTTTTGGAACAGCGTATTAATGCTATTGAATCAGGTGCCAAAATTGATGTTGTTGTATCTGGAGTAAAACCTGATCCTGAGCTTGCGGCTTCAATTAAAACTGAAATTGACAGCTTAGATGCAAAAATCAACGAAGCCAAAGCTGATGCTCGTCAGTATAGTGGTGGTCTGATAAAGGTACTAAAATTATCTACTGTTGCCACTGAAGAGCAGACCATGGCAATGTTGCAGCAAAAGTACCTCACAGCCAAGTATGGCCTCGCTGAAGTTAAGCTGGCATCAGTACAAGCTAATGACGCAAAAAACAGTACTGAAACGGAAGTAACAGCCAAAAATTCCCAAGAGCAACTTCCTTTACTCCCGCCAGCGGATGGTCCGTTTGGCTTAGAAGCCGGTCTTACACAGAAAAACATCGAAGATATGATCGGTGCTAAGCTCAAGCCACTACCAGACAGTGTGAATCTGTATACTTCTGATAAATTACCGAAGCAAAACGCAGATTTTGAAATGTATGGTTTGCTGATCTCCCCGAAAGCTGGTTTATGTCAAATACGGGCTTTAGGAAAAAATATTGATACTGATAGCTATGGATTGGCTCTTAAATCCAAGTTTGAAGAATTGAGTAATTCTTTAAGTTCTCTGTATGGAAAGGCTGATACTACAGACTTTTTGCTGGCTGGTTCAATTTGGAAAGATCCTCAGGACTGGATGAGGGGGCTAAACAAAAAAGAACGCTTCTTATCTGCCACATGGAAGGGAACAAAAGAAATACCATTAAAAAACAATATTGATACTATATCTATTGAGGCCAGAGCGAACAATTCCACTCAGGGATATGTCTATCTGCAGTACTCATTTACAAATGACGAAATTTGTCAGGCAGAAATTGAAGGGGCGAAAAAAAGTTCCCTTTAAACAATCCGTGCAAAGCCCCTTAGTAAGGGGCTTTTATATATTAATGTTCAACGTGGGGGATTAGATGAAAGATAATCTAGCAAAACTAATTGAAAATACTTTAAAAGATATTCTATTAGCTAATGCTGCTCTAACATTCATTTTTGCAATACCAATGGCTATTATCAGTAGGCATGGGATGGGCATCACAATCTGGTTTATAACTGTGCTCATTGCACCTGCTCTGTGTGCAGTAGGTGCATGGCTTGTATCTCGAACATCCGGCCATGCTGAGGAGTTCTTTCATCGTCGGTGGGCTAAGCGAATTTATGTTTTTTATACTCTTGCGGCTGCCGAGTTTTTGCTTGTGTACTCAATCGCGCAAATAATGAAAAATCTGATGAAATAATTAACAAGTTATTATCATGGAGCTTGTGGCTGTTAACCTGCAGTGAGGCGACAATCGTGTATTTATAAAAACTTCCCCTTTTCACTCCCCGCTGCTTCTTCTGCTATTGCCTTTATGTTTGCATCTGCCATACCTTTGCAGAAAAATCAGAGCATTCAGTGCCGAAGGTTGGTTTATTGATGCTTTTCGTTTCATTTATTGCAATTGTCTCTGGTATCATTTCAATTTGTGCAATAATTGCAATTATTGTCATTCAGAAGGGATCATCATGAAAAATCACGGAGTAAAGCCAGTTTTACTTTCCCGGAGGCAGATCGAAGCCCTGCAACGCATCCAGGACGAAGAGCGTCAGAAATCTGTGCTTGGTGTGGCACCGTCGATTCATGTTATCGCTCGGCAACTGATGGATAAGGCACTTAAAGAGGTGAGACTGTGAAATTAAATATCAGAGTGGATAAACGCCAGCTATGGCAGAAAAAAGAGAACAGCGAGGCATTCAGGGCGTTGCTGGTGGAAAATCTTCAGCATCGGTTCAGTGGAGAGTTGCCTGATGCTCTAGGGAAGAAACTGGAATCCCTGACGGTGGAAATTGGCGATTATGGCTTTGTTGATGTTGAAAGCACGACTGCCAACACAGAAATCGTAAAACAGGTCGTCAATGATGTAATGAAAACCACGCTTAGCCAGCCATCCTGGCGCAACTGAATCAGTAAGGGGCGGTTATTGCCCCTTTCCTCCATACCCACAACGCATTCCCTTTCCGCATGAAATTATTTTTTATCGTATATGCATGAGGTGAGCTACATGTTGATGAGTAAAGCCGAATACGCCAAATACAAAGGCGTAAGCCGCCAGACAGTTTACGACTGGCTCGAGAAAGGCGAAGTGGTCATGTCCGGTAAAAAAATTGATGTGGAAGCGACAGAGCAGCGGAACAGCCCACCAGCACAGGGGAAAGACACCATTTCTGAAATGTGGCCAGAAAGAACGCTGGAAATGACATGGGGCGAGTTCTGGAAAGCAGTTAAGGCCAGAGACGGTAAAATTCCTGCGCCAGTAACGGACGAGGGCATACAGCAGCGTGTGCTGTATGCAGCCGGGGAATTAGGCTGGGAAGTGCACTTTCTTGATGATGGTGCTATCTGCCTTGAGGATGATGAAGGGCAGCATTACTTTGAAAAATACAATTTGCGAGGTAATGCCAGGCTGGCAATTCGTATGCTGCGTTGCGAACTCTGCTATGTTGCAGGTGATTATCCCGATGAACCGGAATCATGGAGTGAAGCCGGGTTAAACGCCCTGGCTGAGTGGGAAAAATCAGACCATCAATGACATCAAAAAGTGTCAAGTTGAGCAGCTTGCCAGCTTGCCAGCTTGCCAGGTTGCCAGGTTGACACTTTACACTCTGAACGCGAAAAAGTGTCAACCTCGCTGTAAGCCCCGCAATTACTGGGTTTGTGCCAGATTTACCACGTCAAAAAGCCGAAAAAACCGCGAAAAATGTCAAGTTGCCATGCTTAGAAATGCTAAGGTTTTTCGCGAAAAAGTGTCAAGTGTGTCAACCTGCGATATTAAGATTTATTAAGGTCTTAAGCCGGAAAGTGTCAACCAGCCCCCTAAGATTTCCTAAGGTGTGATTGGACGTGCTGTAACCTTCTTGTCGCAATGTGGATGAATGACTATAGTGCTGGTAGCTTTGACAGCAGAATCAGATTACTGAAGGAAATGTGTGATGAGTTTTTTTAGTCTTTATGGGAAAGAACTATTTTCTTTTTTTATAACGATTTTAACATGGATACTGAATAACAGATTTAAAAGCAAGGCAAAGTTATCCTATGGTTATCAGCATGGATTTACTTTTCTTCTCAATGAACCCTTACGGAATGCCAATGGTGAGGTAATATCTAATTCACAGTTGGTGTATACACGATCTATTATTCTTGTTAATGAAGGGCGAGAAAGTGCTACTAATATCTCATTGGTTTTTAACTATAAGCCAATGCATATTAATTTTTGGCCTGTCCACCATTTTGAAGAAAATATTGAACAGGATGGTCGCTATATTATCAAGTTTGAAAGCCTTGCACCTGGTGAGTCTATTCAATGTGAAATATTATCAATAAATAGAGAAGTTCCAAGTATTCTATCGATAAGATCTAAAGAGTGTGTGGCTGAGCCAGTGAATATCGTGATGCAAAAATCGATTAGTAATATTGCCCTACGTTGCTATCAATTATTAATACTTCTTGGAACTGGCACATTAACATATTTAATTATCGTTATTCTGCAATGGTTAGTCACTAAAACGGGATAATCCATTGTATTGAACTTATTAATTGGATATGAGTGCTGATAGGAAACCTATGACCATCACCGAAGCCGATATGCTGGAGATGATCCGCAGCATTGCCGGAATCAAACAACCAGCAAGCAAAATTAACAGGTGTTCAGCGCCTGTTTCCGTTGTGCTGCAACAGGAACGCCACCAGCGGCGGGAAAACGAAAAGGCGTACCAATGGACGAAGCCAAACAAGTTACGGCGTTAATTAGGGATGCGGGCTGGGATAGCCCGCATTTTGCTCACAGCTTGTTATAAATTTTTCCAGCGAAGTCATGAACCGCCTGAGGAATATCCGACGGCGTACCTAGCATTGTTGGCGCATCGGAAACAAAGAACATGATCGCTTCTTTGATTTCTTCGAAAGATGGGGTAGGGGTAATGCGCTTGAGATTTGAAACAGCCCGTCGGAACTCCGCCGTATCCATTGGATGCCTGCTAAACCACGTTGGACTAGAAGCCCAACATTTTACTGCTTCTTTCACCTTAGTGTTCATCATTTTTCCTTTTGCTTATTACCATACAAAGCATGTGGAAAGAGAAGATTAACATGGAAAATATGGGGTTGGTGAGCAAATGGTACTGGTAGCCCGTCGACATCTATCAGCATGATGATGTGAGGCCGTATCAGTGGCGGAAACCGAACAGGCTGCGACGGTGAGCGGGGCGTTATAGTAAGCCAACAGCCAAGCCAAACATTAAGCCTAAGGGTAGGGCTTTTTTGTGGCTGGTGGCGTAATGCCAACATTGTTACATGATGTTTTGAGGTATTATCTGCATGTTCGTGGTGAGGAACCACCAGAACTGATGAGCTTTTGTTTATGCATGTACTGCATGAAAACTGTCCTATAAAGTGGGGGGTAGGTGTGCTGAGGAGAACATTGTGAGCTACGCCAAATTAAATTGTGTCGGGGGTGAACAAGTTTCTTGATAGGTGTCAGTAGGCACCTATAGTTATAGGCTTCTTCAATTTTGTGTGCACAATATTTTGTATTGATTGGGGATAGGGTTGCACGCAAAATTAAAAAATGTATATTTATTAACGTGTATTTGATAATTTTTAAATAAAATATTTCTCTATGTTTATCATAAAAGGTTTTTTATGAGCGTGGCAATAAAAACAATGACACCAGTGTCATATTCTATAAAAGTTGATGCGATTAAGAAAAGATTGTCATATTTTAGTGATGTTTCTTTTTTGAGAAATTTTTATGAACACTTCCAAAAAGTAAGGGATGTCGAGGTGGGTATTGTTTCCAATTTCCCTTGGTGTTGCTATCTGGCAATGAAATGGAAGTTTTGCATGAAGGAAAAAAAGCCTGCAAAAGAAATGAGTAAAAATGATTTTGTTGATATTATCAACTTAATCTATAACTTGCAACTAGAAGCATCTAATTTAATCGTTGATGATAAAGTTATGCTAAGCCTTAGACGAATGGTGATAAATCAGTTGCTTTATCAATCAACTGATAAATTTAATGCCAATTCATTAACAAGACAGTATATTTGGTATTGCTTGAATGATGAATTATATTATAAAGATAAGTTTTTAGAATGTACTGGTTTACATTTGGAAAACTATTACAAAATGGCATGTTATTTTACCGCTATTTCATGTATTAATCCTGATATAGAATCAGAGGTTATTCCATTTAAACACTTGGGTAATGACTCCAACTTATTGATAGTGTTTTATGTTCAGATAATGCCCGATGACTTTGTCATGCAGCTCCACCGATTTTGAGAACGACAGCGACTTCCGTCCCAGCCGTGCCAGGTGCTGCCTCAGATTTAGGTTATGCCGCTCAATTCGCTGCGTATATCGCTTGCTGATTACGTGCAGCTTTCCCTTCAGGCGGGATTCATACAGCGGCCAGCCATCCGTCATCCATATCACCACGTCAAAGGGTGACAGCAGGCTCATAAGACGCCCCAGCGTCGCCATAGTGCGTTCACC